CTGGAAGACGGCTCATTTGCCGTCTTCGCCCTTGATCTATCTGCTGAGAGCTTGCTTATTGTGCATGATGCTGATGAATTAGCTCTTGCAGTGGTAAGCAGGGCGAATATGACTAAAAGGAAGACACCATCGAAAGAGGAGGTGAGAGATTTAGGACTTGGACAATTGGACCTGTCGGAATTAGGGCTATAAATTATTTTTGTAGCCAATGCATTCGGTTGTTGACACACACCCATCGAATGCGGTAAAATGGTGTAACAGTTAATGAAGGAGGCGCGAAGCGCCATGAGCTACATAATCATCTTACACTATCAATTCCCGATCCGAGACCCTTTCAAAGCAGGGCATGTTTTGACAGAACTGGAGGCAGGTGTTCTTAATTGGCACCGGGCCGGTCTTATCCAGAAGACAACTCAAAGGTGGGTCACCGAGGCCATGAATGGAGGGGATGAACTCCTATCCACCGAGGCATTGGATGAGATAACTGCCCGCATCCAAGAGTTCGATGAGAAATACGAATTGTCCGAGCGGAAGCCACCAAAGCCGTCAGCATTGGAGCACAATCTTCATCAGATCGCTGAGGGCCTGCTGCTTCTGCAAGGAAACCTACAATACACAGAGGAGGATATAGAGCGGATTAAAAGGACCCCCGAAGTCCAAGCTAGAGCGAGGGATTTAATTCGTTCTAGCACTTTTACAATGGCTGACCTTTTATCTTAACCAAGCCACTATGGAGATAAGTATGGCTGGAACACCACAGGAAGAGACAGTCCCCGGTTCTGCCCCCGGTTCCGCTCCAATCCAGGAGCCTAATTCTCCCAATCCGGCGCAAGAGCCGGAAGCAGAGGAAGAGGAAGAGGAAGAGGAAGAGGAGGAAGAGGAGGGGGAGGAAGAGGAAGAGGAAGAGGGTGAAGGCAGCTCTGCTGCCTAAAGTCGGCTCATGAAGGTTGACATTACAAAGGAGGAGGCTTTAAGCCTCCTCCAACATGCAGCAATGGAACCCGTGGGGCTTCTTGTGCATGCATCCGATCCCCAACTCTTCATACAAGCCCTGTATAGGGCAAAGAGAGAGGACCCAACCCTGGCAAACTTGCAGATAAGACAAACTCCAGAAGGGATTGCAATTTGCCATCCACCAAGTGAGGGATCATGACACGAAGATCAGTTGAAGAGACGAAAAGGTTTCATCTATTCCTCTACAAAAGAGACCTGGAATACCTGGAGCGGCGGTTTGGAAGCGGGGCTTCCTCATCGAACAGGCTTGGTGTTGGGACCGCTTGTAGGGAGATTATTCATGCACGGGTTAAGGCTCTCAGGGCAAAGGAGAATGAGAGGCTAAACCTGCTTGTCAATGAATAGACTCGAAGCGACGAAGAGGAGTTAGAAGATGCCTAATGAACAAGAGACATATCCACCAGCGTCTAGGCTCTTGCCGACGAGTAATGCCCTCAAAGAGGCAGAACCCTCTTCAATGCAAGAGTTGTTCAGTCGAAATCCAGAATATATGACCGATAGGAATATTGATGATATTGTGCTGCATATGCGAGATTTACGGGTAAGGTTGGAGGCGACAGCCACCGCCCCGCGACATACAAGGGTAAAAGATCCAAATGCTTCAGGAACAAGAGCAAGTCGAAGCAAGACTCCAAAGATAGCCCTGGATGGTATAGATTTTAGTGGCCTTGGTATTTAGAAAGAAAGAGCGCGGCCTTGGTATTTAGAAAGAAAGAGCGCGGCCTTGGTATTTAGAAAGAAAGAGCGTGGTCTTGGGAGGGCTCTATGGTCGGCTTAAATACTTCCTTCTCTCAAAGGCTACCAACCCTCCAAATCTATATTGATGCATCAAGCTTGTCTGAATTTAAGGTTTGTCCTAGGAAGTATTACTACTCTATGGTGCTTGGAAAGCAGCCAGTGGCTGAGAGTATTCATCTCACCTTTGGAACATTGTTGCATAAATCAGCTGAACTTTATCATATCAGCCGCTTCACAAAGAATGCCTCTCATGGAATGGCTCTGCGAGAGGTAGTAAAGTGGGCCATGCAAGCTACCTGGGATAAGGAACATAATAGGCCCTGGACATCAGGAGATAAATATAAGAATAGATTTACCCTTATTCGGACCATTGTCTGGTATTTGGATAAGTACCAAGAAGATGAGCTAAGAACAGCTATCCTTGCAAATGGGCGGCCTGCAGTTGAATTACCATTCACAATGGATAGTGGCTATACAGCATTCACAGGCGAAGATTTCGTGCTGTGTGGGAAGATCGATCGGATTGTCACCTTCAAATCTGATTACTACGTCTCTGATATCAAGACAACTCAAAGCACTATCGGTGATTATTACTTCAAGAGGTATACACCGGATAATCAAGTGAGTGTGTATAACCTTGCTGGGAATAAGGCATTTGGGATTGCTACTCAGGGTCTCATAATTGATGCTTGCCAGATCGCCATAGAGTTTAGCAAGTTTGAAAGAGGACTCATAGAACGAACTGAACCCCAGATGGTTGAGTGGCAAGAGGATTTAGGCTATTGGCTTATGAATTTAAATACCTGCGCAGAAAGAGGTGTTTGGCCTAGAAATGATAATGCCTGTAATATGTATGGTGGCTGTCCATTTAGACCTGTTTGTAGCCAGCCTAATCCAGCAGCGGCGCAAAAGGTAGTTGAAGGGGCTTATCGAGACAGGCTTTGGGACCCACTCCAAAACAGGTATTCTTTTGCAGCATAGTGCTGCTTAACCAGCAGGAATGAGGGAGCCCAAGATGGAGAGTGAGAATAATCTGAGGCATTGGTCCGAGCTGATGAATACGGACCCGAAGCATACCAAGCCTTTCCAAAGGCCAGGTGGTTTCAAAGGAACTGCAATCAAACCCATCTGGAATGTGATGCGATTGACCGAGCATTTTGGCCCGATGGGAATTGGCTGGGGAACAAGGAGGCCCGAGTTCAATGTTATCGACACTGGAGCCGGCGGCGAAATCTTGGTCTACTGCGTTCTTGAATGCTGGTATAAGGATGGCGACACAGGAGAAATTGGAACTCTTTATGGTATCGGCGGAGATAGAGCAGCAAGCAAGAGAAGCGGTGCAATGTTCGCTGATGATGAGGCATATAAGAAAGCCTATACAGACGCCCTCGCCAATGCGTTCCTACGTCTTGGTGTTTCTGCTGATGTGCATATGGGTCTGTTTGAGGACATCAAATATCTTAGCCAGGTCCGTGAGCACTTCGACAACACCCGAGCCATTCAGGCCCAGATAACCCAGGCATCCAGCCCAATAACTGTAAAGGAGGTAAAAGACGCAGCGAACTAGCCCCTCATATCACCCTAAATCTCTGACCTACAAAGGAAAACAAGCTATGGCAACAGATCCTTCATCCCTTCTTCGCCCTTCAGCCAAATCAACCCTTCCCCCGCCTGTGATCCCCGCAGACCTGTATCCTGGAGTCATAAAGAGCTACGAACTCGGACAAAGCAATAATGGCAACCCGCTTTTGCGGTTTCCAGTGGGTCTGCTTGATTGGCCTCCTACCGTCGATGACAGCGACAAAATACAAGATGATGGGCAAGGAGGGACCATCCCCATCGATCTGAGCCGGAAGCAGCTGCGAAAGGATTTCTTCCTGACTCCAGCCGCCTACTTCCGACTTGAGAACTTCCTAACAAGTATGGGGTTCGATATCGAGGTGGATGCTGATGGGAATAAGGACTTTGAAACGCCTGTCTCCCAATTGATTGGGAGGAAGGTGAATGTGGAGGTCCAGCGAATATTGAACCGACAAGGCGAGTTTATCAATGTAGTAGGGGAGTTGTTGCCCTACTCGGAATAACAAGGAATAAAGAGAGGGGGGCTTCGGTCCCCCCTTCCTTTTCTCTTGAAGAGGCTATTGGGGGTAAGTATGCTTTCCGGCTCATTCCATAAATTGCCAATCGTTGAGATAACTGTCTTGCGAGAGGAGAGACAGAGAAGAAATGCTGATACAGAGGGCTTGCAGAAGAGCATCTCAACTGTGGGTCTAATCAATCCTATAGTGGTACGGATTGATGAACAAGGTCGGCATATCCTTGTTGCTGGTGAAAGAAGATTAAGTGCTTGCAAGGCTCTCAAATGGGAGGAAATCCCTGTGCAATTCGCACAGGACCTGACTCCAATCCAATCCAGTATAATTGAGTTGGAAGAGAATATTAAGAGAAAGGATTTGGTTTGGCAGGATTTGGTTAATGCAGTCACAAGCCTTCATAACCTTCACATGGAAGAAGACGATAAGTGGAACCAGTCAAAAACAGCAGAGGTGCTGGGTCTTACTGATGGTACTATCTCCGTATACTTGAAGGTAAGCCAGTTTATGGCGGATGAGCGTATATTAAAGTGTGCGACTGTCCGTCAAGCTTACGAAGTAATTGATAGAAGAGAAACCAGGCGAAGAGAGGCGGCATTCGCTCAACTCCTCGAAGGCGATTACGATGAAGACGATCCCTCAACCTTCCCCAATCTTCGGATCGATGGAGAGGATTATGAGGAAGAGGAAGTCAACATTGATCTGCCTGCGCCTAGACCTCTAACAAGAGAAGAGATATTAACTGCCCAAGAGCAAGATCTAGTAAGCATGGGGATGGTCAAGGTCAATGGGATTTGGATGGCTGATCCCAATAACCGAGTTGAATTGAAGGGGATCACTCCGCTCCCAACTATTATTGAGGGAAAGCCTCAGCGGAAGCCTAATATCGTAGGTGATCTGGCTGCTGACATCCAGCACACTTCTTTCCTTGAATGGGCACCAGCCTATTCCGGCTCCAGGTTTAACTTTGTGCATGTAGACTTCCCCTATGGAGTCACCGAGGTTGGTCCACAAATGAGGGGGAATGAACACACCATCTACGACGATAGCCCTGATATCTATATGAACCTGCTTAATTGCTTCTGCGATAATCTGGATAGGTTCTTCTCTGTGAGCGGTTGGATTATGTTTTGGTATAGTGAAAGGCTGGGAAGGGAAACACGAGATGTCTTCAAATACAAGTGCCCTTCTTTGGAGGTACAGACTCATCCACTCATCTGGCTGCACTCGGACAACAGCGGTATCAGTCCTGAATACAAGTGGCGACCTCGTCATATCTACGACACAGCATTGCTTATGCACCGGGGAGACATGCCTCTTGTCAGACTCAAGTCAGATGCCCATGCAAGCCCTAGCAGCAGAGAAATCCATCCTTCAACTAAGCCAGAGGCTATGCTCAGATACTTCTTTGAAATGTTCATAGATGATCAGACCTCCCTCTTTGATCCAACATGCGGTGGGGGCTCGGCGCTTAGAGCTGCTGAAAGCTTAGGAGCGAGGCGAGTAATGGGCCTTGAACTCAATTGGGAATATTGCGAGGCAGCGCGTTTGGCTTTGAAGGATAGCCGAGCTAAGGTCTCTATTTTGAAAGGGCTGGATGGAATTGCAGGACTACCTGGAGGTCCAGAACTAAATAGTGATGGCTGATAAAAGGGAAGATGCAATGTTTGGCTATAGTGGACCACCTGACCCAAAGATATTGATTGTAGGGGAGGCCTGGGGAGCAGATGAAGAAAAAACCAAGCTACCGTTTGTGGGAGTATCTGGTCAGGAACTATGGAGGATGTTGGGACAAGCTTTCTCCGATATCAGACCAGACCTCCATTCTTATGCCGCTGACCTGTGCGGGCCTCAGTGGGGCCTCGCTTGGATTAGCCGTCGAGATGATTGGCTGTGTGCTGCATCTATAGGCATGACCAATGTCCTCAATGAGAGACCACCAGGGAATAATTTGGAGGCGTTTTGTGGGACCAAGACCGAAGTGGGGAAAGACTACCCTTATAACGCTATGGTCCGATCCAAGTACCTCCTCCCGAAGCATATTCATCACCTTGAGAGACTCAAGGAGCAAATTAATGCGCTTAAACCTAACTTGGTCGTGGCTATGGGGAATGCTGCGTGTTGGGGTTTACTTAATACTACTGGGATTACTAGCATTAGGGGCACTACTGTTCTTGCACCTAGTGGCGTTAAGGTTCTCCCCACATTCCACCCCGCTTCCCTTCTCTATGAGGGGCAGTGGTCTAACAGACCAGTAGTTATTGCCGACCTTATCAAGGCAAGTCGTGAAGCCCTCTTCCCAGAGATAAGAAGGCCACCAAGGCAGATAATAATAAGCCCGGAAGAAAACGAGGTGGAAGAATGGATAACTGAGACAATAGAGAACAAGCCTTGGCGACTTGGAGTTGATATAGAAACTTCTGGGGGGATGATTGACACAATTGGATTTGCGCGTTCTCCTTCTTCTGCTCTTGTTGTGCCTTTTGGGCCTCACCGCTACAAGCGTGGACAGAATTTTGTGGTTATTAGACCAATCAGAAAAGGAGTGCCCGTCACAAGTTACTGGGAATTCGAGGAGGAATGTAGAGTTTGGGGTCTTATTAAGCACTTCTTGGAAGCCGGTATTGACCTCGTGTTCCAGAACGGAGTCTATGATTTGCAATACCTCATTCGGATGCAGATAAAACCAAATAGATGCAGCGATGATACCATGCTTGCTTGGCATTCATTATTCCCTGAGATGAGGAAATCCCTTGGTTTTATTGCTTCTATTATGACAGATGAGTCCGCGTGGAAGGAACTCAATAAGCATAAAGCTGATACAGCAAGGAGGGAGAAGTGAAGCCAACACCATGGATTGAGGCAGAAAAGCACAGGCTGCATGGAGATGCACAATTTGTCTCCTTTTATGGAGATAACTTTGGTGCCTTCATAATTCACAGGATCAATGGAAATTTGAGGATACTTGTAAGCCCTGGGGAAAAGGGAAAGTATGCTTGGGAGCATGTCTCAGTAAGCTTAGAGAATAGATGCCCTACCTGGGATGAAATGGACAGGGTAAAAAGAATGTTCTGGCTTCCTGAGGAGACAGTTATACAGCTTCATGTCCCCGAGAGGGAGCATATAAATGTGCATCCTTTCACCCTCCATCTATGGAGACCAATTGGAGTCGAGATACCCCTACCACCACCTATAATGGTATAGGAGTCTCGTATGATAATCCCACACTTCAAGCTGGTCGTGATTGAGAGCCCGTATAGAGGGGAGATAGAAAGGAACAAAGCCTATTTGAAGCTTTGCTTCCTGGACTCAATTATGAGAGGGGAAGCTCCGACTGCATCCCATAAGCTTTATACAGATGTGCTGGATGATAACGACCCTGATGAGAGGAAGCTTGGGATTGAACTTGGCTTCGCCTGGCTCAAGGTTGCTGATCTAGTAGCCTTCTACACCGACTTTGGTATGTCTGGTGGCATGTCTGAGTGCTTAAAGCTTATCAAGAACGCAACCTTCCGAGTGAAGTGGGAAGAGCGAAAGGTAGACAGAGATGCCCTCAATTCAATCTTCAAACTTGAACCTTAAAGAGCATAACGAGTTCGAGATCCATCAAATCTACTGTGGGATGGATAACCTTCTCACTAATGAAAGCTTGGCTGCGGAATATGAACTTTTTGATAGCAATACAAATCCCAGGCCTCAGGCCAAACACATCTACGACTTCGAGAGAGCTTTACAAGCTCCATATATGGATATCATGCTCCGAGGGTTCGCTGTTGACGTGGAAGCCAGATGGAGAGCTTGCGAGGACTTGAAGGGTCGCATCGCTTTTATGCAAGCTAATATGGAGAGGATGGCTGAGGCAATTTGGGATGCACCTATCAATGCAAGGAGCAATAAGAACCTACGGGAGTTCTTCTTCGGCGCTATGAAGTTCCCAGAGATTATAACCTCCAAGAAGGGTGTTAAGAAAATAAGCCTGGATCGGAGTGCATTGGAGAAGCTTCATGACAACTACCTCTACGCTAGGCCGTTTGTCTCGCATATCCTCGCAATTCGGGACCTCTCTAAACAACTTGAAGTCATGGAGACTGAAGTCGATGCAGACTTCCGATTTAGAAGCAGCTATAACATTGCTGGAACAGAGAGTGGTAGACCTTCAAGCAGCGAAAGCTCGCTTGGAACAGGAGGTAATGCACAGAACATCGCCTCAGGCCTCCGACATGTCTTCATCGCAGACCCAGATCATAAGCTCTTCGTGATCGACTTCGAGCAAAGTGAGGCAAGAGATGTTGGCTTTATTATCGGCTGCTTGTTCGGTGATTGGTCATACCTTGATGCTTGCGAGTCTTTTGATCTCCATACCTCCAACGCAAAACTGGTCTGGCCAGAACTCCCTTGGACTGGTAATCCCGCCGAGGATAGAGCAATTGCCGGAGGAACCTTCTATCGAGACTTCACCTACCGTGACATGGCCAAGCGTGGAAGCCATCTAACTAACTACATGGGTACAGCTTATACAATGGGGAGGCATCTCAAAATACCACAACGCGATGCAACTGAGTTCCAGAATAGATACTGCCGTGGCGACCACGCGGCATTCCCCTGTATCCCGCTCTATTGGCAATGGGCCGTTGAGCAGATACAGACCAATTATAAAATAGTCACTCCATTTGGTCGGGAGCGGCATTTCTTCGGGGACACTCATGACGATGCAACAGCAAGAGAAGCAATTGCCTTTATTCCCCAATCTTGCACGAGTGATAGGACCAACTTGGGCCTCTGGCGTACTTGGAAATACATGCCAGAAGTCAGATTGCTTGCTCAAACATATGACTCGATCACCTTTGAACTACCAGATGATAATCACATTGAAGAGAGAGTTAGAGGAGTTATTGAATGCCTTCGAACCAGAATGGTAGACCCCAAGAGTGGCAGGGAGTTCGAGGTCCCTGTAGATGTAAAGGCAGGATATAATTGGGGTTACGCTTCAAAGAGCAATCCCAAGGGTCTCTCTAAATTTGAGTTTTCTTTATAGGAGAGGAGACGCGCAGCGGCTCCAATAAGTAAACTCAATGAGGGAAATAGAATGCAATGCAGGGCAATGGAGCTTGGACAGACCTTATATCTGATTTCATGCTCTATACACAGGACTACCAAAGCTCCGAGATACATCGGACTTGGAGTGCAATTACACTCGTGGGAGGCGCTTGTGAACGACGCATTTGGCTAGAGGTGGGATCAAACGTCAACTACCCCAACCTCTATGTCTTTCTTGTAGCCCCACCAGGCTATGGTAAAGGCATAATTGATGTAGTAAGAAACCTTTGGTATGAAACCAGAGACCCTGACCATTCAGCTTCCAACGGTGAGATGAAGAGGGCCTTCCATTTAGCTCCTCAGAACCTTACCAGGGCCTCTCTTGTAGATGATCTCCAAGATGCCAAGCAAACTCGTATTTTAGCTAAGACCATGAACCCACTCAAAGAACAGAGCCCTACCTTCATCTACCACACCCTCCTAATACCTGCTGAGGAGTTTGAACTACTGCTGCCTGTATACGATCCTCACTTCATCTCAACCATCAATGCAATCTGGAACAATCCTGCCACCCATGAAGAGACGCGCCGCCACGGACCTGCTAAGGAAGTAACCATCGTTAATCCGCAGTTCACAATAATAGGTGGAGTCCAGCCTGCCTATTTTGTGAGCCATTTCCCTGAATATGCTTGGGAAACAGGCCTCGCACGCCGCGCTATTATGGTCTACTCCGACATAGACATAGTAAAAGACCCGTTCCACAAGAGCCCAGGAAGGGAGCGCATTAAAGATAATATATTGAGAAGATTGGGCTTCATTGCCACACTATTTGGTCGGATGAGGCTATCTAATAATGCGGAGGGGGAGATAAGAGATTGGCATATGAAGGGAGGACCTCCAACCCCGACTCATACCAAGCTTAATAGCTATCGGAAGAGTCGGACTCAAATCCTTATAAAGCTGGCAATGATCGCTGCCATTTCAAGAACTGGGGAAATGATAATTCAGAGTGAGGATGTAGCAAGGGCCTTAGAATGGCTCCTTGCAGCAGAAAAGAAAATGCCTGATGTCTTCCGAGCTATGACAGGCAAGAGTGATAGCCAGATATTAGAGGAATTGCATTATTTCCTGGTCCAGACATATAGGGATAAGAAGAAGCCAGTACATGAAAAGGATGTCTATGAGTTCCTGACCCTCCGAGCGACCACAGACAAGATTGCAGGCCTCATTCTGACCGCGGAGAAGACCCAGCGCATGATGAGGGCGAACAACGACAGTTGGATACCCAAACCCAAACTCTTACATGGAGTCGCATGATGACACTCACTAAAGAGAAGATATCTCTCCTCCAAGAGTTAGCAAATAAGCATATGACCGTCATTGATTTGGACTCAGATCATAGAGTGAGAATGATACAGGACCTTGTAAGCATGGGCTATGCCCGCGACTTTGCAGACCATCACGGTCACCGAGTCCAGGTGCGACTGCGAATATGGGGGATCACAGGAGCTGGAAAAGCTGTTCTAGAACAACAAGCAATGGCTGAGATGACTAGAGGCAGGCAACCTTCCCTTACCCTCTTTGCAAAGGAGCCTTTAATGACAATGCCAAAGAAATCTTCGGAAGTGAAGGCTCCTTTGACTCTGGATGATGTGAACCCTCCAAAAGAGGGTCAATGGGATGGGAGGAAGTGGTTCCAAAAGACTGATGGCGGCTTCACAAACAGGACTACAAGGAGGGCCAATCCGAGGGATGGCATTGAGAGGGATGATCAATCAGACTAATTGGGAAGTTTTGACCATCAAAAGGTGTGCATTCCACCAAAGGACCCAAGCCCAATAAAAAGGAGTTTGAAATGTTCCACGCACTCTTCATCGCCTTCGGTGCCACCCTCGGCATCATCCTCGCCCTCTTATTCTTCTTCAACTTCAAGAGAGTCATGAAGATTTTAGGCGAGATAATTTTAGTAAGTATTATTGTAACCCTTGCTGCTCTTGCTCTTGCTAATCAAGACAACGAGACTGTCAAGGGAATTACAGGTCTTGTGCTTGGCCTTGTTATGATTGGAGGAATAGCAGTATGGGCACAAGCTTTAGTTGCCTCCCCTGGGAGCAAAGCTTGGGGGCGCAGAATAAGAAATGGGTGGAGGCGCATTCTCCACAGCTGATGATGTACCAATGGTGGCACCAGCAGTGGTGCCACCTAATATCTGTTGAGCAGCAATGGTAGCACCGCTTGGAGGCTGTAAAGACCTCCCTCCCATCATAGCATTATAATTTCTCCTCCTTATAAGATAATTAACTCCAAGACCACCAGGCCCCATCCACCTAGTTATTGGGTCCCAGAATAAATAATCGTCTATATTCTTCTCTCTCAAAGAGGCTATTTCTGCCGCTGAAGGTGCTTTTGTCCTTGGTAGATTAATCCACATGGAAGCAGGAGGAGCACCTGGCATTCGACTTATTGACCCAATACCAGTTCCCAACCCAGTCCCAAATTGGACAGCCGCTCCAAGATTTGGATGACCTGCTTCAGTCAAGGCTTGCCCAGCTCCACCTCCCAATGCATTGATACCTAAAGCAATCGGCCCCATTGCTCCAGCTGCAACAAAAGGCAATGCACTTCCAGCTTGCCTTGCACCAGCAGCCCATTCCCTCTCTAAAGGAGACATAGGGTTGAAACCAGGTATTGTAAGAGCCTCCCCATAACTCCCTGGGCCTTGTCCCCTTGTCCAAGCTGGTGGCTCATTGAAGTCTTTAGGATCAAATTGGTGTCCTGCTCCCCAAAGGAGGTTCAAAGCCCCCATGGGAAGTCCAGCCACTCCAATCCCTGCTTGATTAGCAGCAATTACAGCTTCCCTTCCAACAGTTCCTAGAATACCAGACTCTGTTCCATACTGCCCTGGTGGTGCTGCAGGATAATTAGGTGGAGTGGCCTCTGGCAGTACATTTACATCTCGCTGCACAGCATCTGATGCTCTCAATCTCCTTCTATATTCAGCGGAGAGAGGATCATTCGGATCATCTGGCATAGTGCCCTCCTACGGGCTCTGTATCTCTCTAGCTTGTCTAGCTTGCAACTGTCTTGTTGCTTTTTCATGTAGATCGTCGTCTATCCAGTTATGAGCATAGGCATAATCGATTGCAGACTGGTTTCTAAACCCGTTCCTAGTTAGTCCGAAGTCACTCAGCACTTTATTTTCATAATCTTGTGCTGGATGAAGTTTATTAAATGCAATATCTGCGCCTTGAGGATCACCACGATGAGTCATCATCCAATGTTGAGTGAACCCATACATATCTTGATATCTCTTAACCCCCGACTTCAATTCCTCAAGCACCAGCTTATTACCCAAGAATGAATTTTCAATGCCTGGAACTGCTTGCCCTGCTGTCGCAACCACTGTACCAGCCTCTCTCTGGTGTCCAAACTGTGTTGCAAGCACGCTAAATTGTGCCTGCCTCATATCCTTCACAAAGGAGTTGTAATCTCGCAAGCTTTCTCCAAAGAACTCAGGTATCTTCGTTCCAAATGTGCTATTAAACAGGGCTATACCTGTATTCACGGCACTAGCAGCTGCCCCTCTTTCGCTTGCCAATGCACCAGGTCGAAGCAAGGTATCCTTCAACCTATCCAGTGAAGCATCCATTGACTCAAATTGACGTATTGCATTTGATGAGTCCATAAACCTTGGGCTCTCTTTGTCATTAAATGTCTTCGCTCTATCCTGTACAGCTGCACCAAATGTTGGACCACCCTGCCACTGCCATTGAGTACCAGTTGGGTCCATTCTCCCCTGAGGAGGATTCTGCGCCATAACATCTGGAGTCCAAAGTGGTGTTCCATCAGCCGCTAATGGAACTTGCTCCGCTGCTGCCGGAGCTGCTGTCGGAGCCGCTGCTGGAGCCGCTTGAGGTGGCGGTACTGGCTGGCCACCAAGCTGGTTAGGGCTTCCAGCTCCTCCTGAAGGCTGTGGGACACCAGTGGGTATATATGGTGCAGCCTGTACAGGTTGATAACCAGTCCCTGGATACACTCCTCTATCTGTTGGAGCAAGCTCTGGAGCGATACCAGCAGGGATGAAGCCTTGCGGCTGGATACCAAACGGCGTAGCATTGATGATGTAATCGCCTTGAGGCATATGAACAATGTTAGTCTTGCCAAGGGTGGAGTCAATCTCAGGACCGCTCATGCCAGACGAAGCAAGAGATAGACCAATCCTCCTACTTCTCTCTGCGTTGGCCGCAGCTGGATCAGCAGGCAACCCTGCATTAATCCCTGAGAACCAAGCTTGCATCCCTGCAACAGCATTTGTTCTTTGTCCAGAAGTCATACCACCTTGTGTCGCAAGAGTTTGCTGGATCGCTGCATCCCTAATTGTATTCAATTGATCCTCTGGTAAATTCCTTCTAACTCCATCCCAGTAAGGTATCATGTTCTTAACGAATATATGCTGGGCAGTGTCACCAGCCTCTAAATTTAGCTTTCCTGTTGTCGCATGAGTCTGTGCAATCTGCGCCGAGGCAAGCTCGGCAGAGCGCATAGTATTAATATATTGAGAGCTATATGCAGCCCAGGGGCTCTTTGCCACTGCTTGCAAGCCGCTCTCTATATCTGGATACCCAGCCATGATCGACCCAATTGCGCTATTAGCTTGCAATTGCAGTTGAAATTGTGTATTCTCATTTGCCAGCTGCCTCATCCTCATAATATCAAGGCCAGCTTGGAACGGGTTTATTTGATTTGCCCCTCCTTCTGATACAGGGACTCTAACCCCCATCGCGATTGTATTTCTGGGCATTACGCTTCTCCCTCATTACCTGCTGGAGGTCCTAATTGATTTTGCATTCCTTGGCCTGTCATATCAATATGCTGCGGTGGGGGTGGACCCTGTCTCGCTATCTGTTCCAAGTGGGAGGCAGCAATAGACTTAATACCTGCAACAGCCAATCTATGCCCAAGGACTGCATTCTCTTGAGCAAGCTGCATCTCTGCTTGACTTACAGTCAAGTCGTGCATTCTAATCCAAGAAGCTAGACCTTCCCCTCCTATGCTAGGCATATCAGACATAATTTGGGCGAGCTGGGTGGCCCCGATCCCATGCCCAACCAGTCTACCTGCTGCCTCAATAACATGCTCAGGCCTTACTACATCCCCCATTTCCATCAATTGATCTAATTCAATACGAAGATGATCCAAGACCTGCTGCGCTCTTTGCCCATCCTTGAATTGCGCTTGCACATACTTGAGGTTTGCATGAACATCTGCGAATGGCTGCCCTGCTTTACTTGGTGGCACCCCCATTCCATTCCCTCTCGCAGGGCTTGTTGGCGAAGCCGGAGCCTGTAACGATGCACCAGCAGGGCCTTGTGGCACTGCCTCAGAGGGATCAGCCCCACCGCCACCTGGTATGAACGGATTATTGTTCCCTGCCATTCAAGCCTCCTTATGGAGTCTGATTAACCATAAGATTTGGATTTTGCATGTATGCAAGTCCAGGGTCTGCATTGATACCCAGGGTGTTGCCACCGGCATTCTGCAAGATGAGAGGAAGGAGGGCATTGGTAGTGAGGCCACTACCAACAGCAGATCCTGCACCTTGCAACCCTGCAATCAAAGAATTAGCTGATCCAACCACACCTGATGCCTGTGCTGCACCAGCCCCTGTGATTGCCGAACCAATAGCACTACCAGATTGTAAATTAGCTCCAGCTAATGCTCCACCAGCAGATAGCCCTGTCTGCACTCTACCAGCTAACATACTCAATATCTGCTGCCTTTGTTGTAAGTCCATTGTCCTTCCAGCAAGCAAGCTATTTATATTAGTTTGATAGGAACTTAAATTTGCATTGAAAACCTGCGGCCATGTTTGAGATGCCAGGCCCGCTGCATATTGCCCTGCTCCTCTCACTGCGCTACCCGAAGCGCCCAATTCCATTGCTCCCAACCTTGCTTGCTCTGCTTCAAGGCCTTGAGTGAGAGTGAATTGATAACCAGGGGTATTGATCAAATCGGCCATTGTTGGCTGGAAGGTGAAGGAGGGCAAAGAAGTATCAATCGGGGAAGTTAAGGCTCCCATTCTACTCACGAGGTCAGGGATACCCGCTGCTCCATAATCAACAAATGGCTGAAGCTCATTGACATTCTGTTGTCTTATCTGTTGCTGCAAGGCAATATTCTGTTCAGCAGCTTGAAATTGTAATTGGGCTGCATCCGTTGCAGCACTTGCACCCTTCTTCCCTCCAGCAAGCGAGGTTGCCCCGCTTATACCAGCTCCAGCCAGAATAGCTGGGCCAGTCCCAATAATATTCAGTTCATTTGGAAAAGAAGGCTGGTAGCCGAGGATAGGTGCAAGTTCCATCATTTCTTCTCATCCTTCTTCTCATCCTTCAACTTCAGCATATAGTTATGGCTTAGAAGGGCCGCCCCTCTTCTTTCAAATAGACGTCCAAGCAAAGCTCCGCGACCTTTAATTCCATGATGGAGGTAGGCAAACTCAACACCTATTTTCTTCCATTCCTCAATAGCCCTATCAAGCATGCGAACCCCAACAATGGGATGTTTGGACTCGACAAACCATGCGGTCTGGCTTACAATAAGAGTGCCCTTACTCTCCAAGTCGAAATCAAGGAGCCATGTGAAGTAGCCAACAGCCTTATCATCAACTCTGGCAACAAGGACCTGGAATTTGCCTGCCTCATTCAAAATTGCCATACTTTGCCAATCAGGATTGAAGTCTCTCTGTTCTTCAATTTCAATATGCTCTTGGGCAGCAAGAAGCTCAAGCTCCCTCCAGCTATCAACAATCCTCTCAAATCTAATTTCTAATGCAGACAATTCTTCAAGCCCTCCATCCTCTTTAGCACGTCCTCTTGATAGAGCGTATACCTAGAATTGGCCTCTTCCCTGACATCTTCAACCTCAGCCATGTTGACCTGAATATTTACTTGGGAGAGCTTATACCACCAATCAAAATCAAATTCAAGCTCGAGAAGGTACTCAAATAACCACTTCCCAACAACAGGAGCATCCAAGTCAGAACTGTTAATAGAATAAACATCTGGCTGCTCTGCAATCAAATCAAGCATGGCATTGTATTCAGCCAAATAGGTTAAATTACCCTGGTATCCCATCATAGTTATGGAGTTGTAAACCTCTTGAAGTGGCCTCCTAAGCACCACCGTCTTCAACTCTGGCATCTCCTTCCTAATAACTTGCCATCCAATCATCCCTCCAATCTCAACAGAGCCCCACATTCCTTCTTCCTTGTATGCCTTAATAAAGCCTTCAACAGATTTGCAAAGCGGGGCAACATCATGAGCCACAGGTTGAAGTGGGCTCGTGAAAGGATAATTCAAGAGGTTGGCAAGCCATGCAGTGCGGCTTCGAGGCAGGGCATAAACAATGAATGGCATAGGACCTCCTAACCTGCATCCAGTGCACCCAAGATCAGCACTGCATTATCATTGAATGCCATAGAGCCAACAACCGATTGCACCTCCAAATCAATCCAATAGGCAGCACCAGGAGTGAGACCTGTAATGAGACCAGACAAAGACAAACCCTCTGCACCAGCTATGACTGATACAACCGAGACAACCGTACCAACAGCCCCAGTTCCATGTGCTGGAGGTGATCCTGATCCAAACCTTACAACAACATTACCTGTCCCTCCACTCACACTAGCATTCAAAGCAAAAGTGACTCTCTTATTATTCGAGGTGAAGGGTATTCCAAGCCCTAACATACCCGGCGCTGTTGCTGTCTGATTGCTACCTGCCAGGAACCTAGCATCATTAGTCTTAGCCAATAACCCCACCACCTCGCCTTGGAGACTCGTTACCTGGCTTTGAAGGGCAGTCAATGAAGCAGTGAGAGCAGCAACTTGACCTGTAAGGGAAGCAACCTCAGTCTCCAAGGTCGTTACCTGTCCTTGCAAAGTACCTGTCTGCCCTTGCAAGGTTGCCACATCACCCTGCGTACTAGAAAGGCTGTTCTGTGTCTGATTAAGCCCGGTATTTATTTGAGTTGTATAAGCTGCCCTGGAGGCCATAAAGGTAAGAAAGTTATTCCAAGGAATACCTAATGTCCCTGTCTTAGGGTCCATAATCATGGAGTTATAAGAAGGAACTGCATTCCAATTGGCTGGATTTGCAGGAGATGGAAATGGCGGCGGTGCCATAGTGCCTCCTATGTCCCCAGCACTTCTGCATCAACCCAAGCCCCATTGAGAGCTGCTGGTCCTGCAATATTATGGCTTAACTCAAAGACCCGATCACGAGCAATACCCATCCCCAGCCATTGAGGCTGAGTCAGGAATTCACCAGGTGCTCCAGCATTCTGCAAGATATCATTCCCAAAGGTGCGCCCTCTATCATCACTCCATCGTAAAGAAACAACAGCAGGCTTCCCATTTATATCAAGAGGGGCGGTCCCACATTCCATGTCAGCCCGGAATGCAGCGAATTGAAGCCTCCTACCATCAACTTCTACCATACCCTGCCCACCTGCCATCCTAGCAGCGCCGATATGAGGAAAACTCCTAATACATACAAGAGGACATTCAATAAAAGCCCCACCTGGATCAGCAATAACCGTATCAGTATATTTATCCATATCAAGGCTATAAATTGTATTATTCTCCCAATCTCCTGCCATAAGCTGTCCATTTATGAATGCAATGCAATTGATACGACTACGATCGAGGCTTCCCCTGCTTGGATGTGTCCAGCATTCTTGGTGCCACGCCGCTGTTGGATCGGTCACTGAAGCATCATAGACCCAGGTCTGGTTTCCGCGAGGGAAGGTCAACATGTAGAATAGGTGGCCATCCATCTGGTAAGTGAAGCCCAGAGCATCAGATATACCCACCGTCTTCTGCATCTGCCTGATTGCTTCCTCCAACGCATGATTGGATATACGAGTGGCAAAGTAGCCCCTAAATGAGAGAACGACTCCCTCCCCTTGCAAGTTGCGTGAGAGCCAGAAGACTGTGATATCATGATTAGCGATGGAGAAAGGTGCTGCAATTCCATTTTCAATATAGGTGCCTGGTAATCCTTGGAATGCAAATGGGCTCTCTGTTGTCCCACCAGCGTTATACCATATCTCTGACTTCACATCTCCTAGCAAGAATATCTCTCTCCTATTCACAAAGATGGACTTAAGCTTATCAGGATAAGAGACCTTCCCTGCAAAGAAGAGGGGATCGAATACAAGCTCTTGATAAAGGCTTGAACCAAAATTAACTGTGCCTGGCATATTCCAAACCAGATACCCGTCAATATATCTTATCTGATCAGCTCCTTGAAAAAGGCCTGTCGGATCAACAACTGGCCCCCAATCTGTATTACCCAAAGTAGTTGTCCAACCCTGAGTCGTACCATCAACCACAACCAGATTATTACCATTATCAGCTATAGAAACAGGACCACTTGATGTCTCAAGAGAGCCCAAAAGCGTCGTACTACTATCCCCATTAATAATAAAGGCTTGATTACCTGAGACAACATAGCCCACTGTATTCGAGGCCCGAAAGAGACCTCTTATTGGGCCATTCCCAACTTGAAAGAGCTTGTCTAGGCCTGGTCTTTGGTAATGAGTGGTGGGGACAAGAGCCCCTTTTGGATTAACTTCTGAGTAATAATTAATACATCTCTGTGCCGAGGCAATGATGCTTCGGGTAGTGTAGCTTCCACCTATAAGCGCCAACCTCATTATTTGCTTGCTTTCTTATTAGGCTTTCTTCTGCTAGCTTTACTAACGGAAGAAGGCATAGGTGTAAGAGGCTTGCCTGGATGCATATTTCTCTCATGAGCATGCACCCCCGCCTTCACCTTCCCTCCATTTCCAGACTTTGCCATCAGATAGTCCCCCAAATAGAGCCCATCCAAATCAACCAGACCGAGGCAAAATTAGACACAAGCTGATAATTGGGATTACCGTCAATTGATGTTAGAGGGACAATTGTAATGTTCTCGGTTCCTGCATTGCCAAAGGCATCCTTGATAAGGACTTGTTGATTAATGACTAGCCCATTTGGAAGGCTAATAAAGACAGGACCTCCACTTGTATTCTGCACGAAGACAATGACATCTTGATCAGTTGGAATAGAGATGATACCTGAACCAATAAAGGAAACAGGCTGTGGCCTTTGCAGATTTGTAATCTCATTCTTGGCAATCAGGAAATTCTGTCTGACTGAGGCTGTTGTTGGATTGCCAAAAACAGGGACAGTAGGATCAATTGCACTTGTCATGATTAGGCCCTTCCTACATTCCTCAGTCCCATTCCAATCTCTGGATGCACATTGAAGGTTGCAAAGCTTTGATCAGCCACACTATAAGTGGTGCTGCCAACAAGCACGGAGATAGCTCCGCCTGAGAAGTTTCCAATTTCATAAATGCCTGGATCAAATCCAGCAAAAGTGAAGAAGCTTCCACCCCCATATAGGTCTGTTGTATTATTATACCCTCTAATCTTCCTGGTTAAGACATTCCGAACAAAAATCGGCCTCTGAGAAGTAGGAGATGGGAAGACTTGTGGAACAAATCCTGCTGCAATCTGCGTTTGAAGGGAATTGAGTGCCACTGTAGCCCAGACAGCAAATTCTTGAATATACCCATCTAACGGAGCTGTAGGACCAGCTGTAGCCCCAAGACGTACAGTGTTAATTCCAATAGGCAATGAACCTGTTGCCTGATTAATAATCACAAGCCCATTAGTTGAACCAAATTGTACTCCAGCTGTACATGAAATAGCGAATTGATTAAACCCTTGGCTATAAATCCTTCCAAAGTTACTAATAGAAGTCTGCACTCCTCCGCTCACAGTAAACATAGCCCCAATGGAACTATTAGGATTGCGTAAAGTTGCAACCCTATTATTAGCGGTCCCGTCATCAAGCTCACCAGGGTATTGTGTCTGATTATATCCAACAGGCATATTAAAGAATACATTAGCTGCAATAGAATAAGCCGTACCAAATACAGGTGGAGTAGTAAGAACAATACCATCTACATTCCTTGTTATCACTGACCCAGCATTAATGATTAAAGAGGTAGGATATGTTCCCGCTTCCAATTGAAAAGCATTCAAACTACCAGCCACTGTCACAACAACAGTGCCACTTCCTGTTAGGGTAAAGAAATTAGGATTACCATTAGTCGCAACTCCAAAACCAGTCCCCGTCGCTGTTCCAGCCGAACTTGTAGCACTTCCTGTTCCATTCACCCAAAGTACATACGCACCAGTGGACAAAATCGCTGTCGTCTGAGTAACTGGTGCATTACTATTCAGTAATCTATTAATCTTAGACTCTTCAGCAAGCAATCCCTTACCAGGAGTTATTCTCGGCACATTCGCTGCAAAAGTATTATAAGCTGCCCCAGGAGCAGCATTAAATAGTAAATCAGTCGATCCTGCATTTGCCCTTGTAGTGGTCAAGAAACTTGACGGAGCCCCAACGACCCCTGTATAGACCCCATTAACAAAATCGAGATCAATATCAGGACTGAAAGGGAAACTCACAACTGGTTCCTTCCTATCCAGGGATATTGTTGCCACCTCAAACTAGGACCAATATCCGGATGCACAGTATAAGTTTCAATGGTATTATTAGGCAAACTATAAAGATTTGAGCCAATTGCAATGGAGATAGCCCCTCCAGAAAAGTTTCCAATCTCATAAATCCCAGGGTCAAATCCAATAAACGCAAAATTGCTCCCTCCTGCATACAAGTCTGTTGTACTACTATACCCTCTTATTTGCCCAGTTAAAGTGTTCTGCACATAAATTGGCCTCTGAGAAGTCGGTCCAACAAAGGACTGTGGAACAAATCCACCTACAATTTTCTGCTGTAATGAATTGAGTGCAACATTAGCCCAAATACCCACATGCTGAACCAATCCATTAAGGGCTCCAGCATTAAACGAGCTTCCAATAATAGTCCTTGACAGCCCAGCAGGAAAAGCACCAAAAGTATATCCACCCTCAATACCATTTACTGAACCAACTTGCTGCCCACCATTCATATTAGTATTAGATATTCCAATAGTATAAGGTGTATTAATATTCATAACAAATGAAGTGCTATTAAAAGTAACTACACTGGCAGCAGTAGAGAAGAATGCATAACGACCAACACCAGCCCTTTCTGCCCCCATCCTATTGTTACTAGTACTATCATCTATAGTAAGTGGAACCTGTGTTGCAGCAGCATTAGGTGGGCCAAAATAAATCGCAGTATTCACAAGTGTAATATTGTTTCCGTAAGTAGGTGGAGTAGTAAGAACAATATTATCAATAGCTCTGATCACAGCTGCACTAGTAGTCCTAATTGGGCTTGTAGCCCAACCTCCCTTCTCCATCTGCGGCCAACCAACCCTCCACGTAACATCAACTGCAGCTCCATTATTGCATTGGAACTTCAGTCTAGGTTGGAGGTTAGTTAGCCCTACTAAAGTCTGAGTAATAGTAAGACTAAATCGGGCGAAAGCAGAACTAATTTGAGAAAGTATGTTTGGACCATTCTGATCCGCATTTCCAGGAATTGAAACCTGATCTAATTGCACCGACGTTATATTACTAAGAGAGCCTCCAGAGACTCCCAAGAACACGCTCTCCGTCCATACATCATTCTGAGCAGCAGCGATAGCACTTGTATTCTCAAATAATGCAATGTATCCACTAGTAGACGCAGTAGTTCCAAATAACCTCAAATCAATGTAGTCAATTCCATTGACCGTTCCAATACCAACAACCTGCTGACTCAAACCTGCAAGACCAATAGACCAATTTGTTGGCAGAGTCCCTGGTGTGCCAACAACCGCTCCTTGCATTGAGTTGTTTCTTATTGAATTGGTGCGTGCCTCCTCAACCAGCAATCCCAGATTGGTAATGCGGGGCGTGTTTGCAGCAAAGCTTGCCCAATTACCGCTAGCATCAACAGCATAAGCTGTTCCAGCTCTAGTTGTAGTCAAGAAGGAAGTTGGAGGGCCAACAACCCCACTATAGACTCCATTTACAAAGTCTAAATCAATATCAGGATTGAAGGGATAGGTCATGATTGCTCATCCAGACATTGGTACTCCCACCTCCCTAGGCTAACCTAGAGAAACAACCTTCCATGTTGCAACTGTCGGGTTGAAAGTCCTACTCACACAGACCAACCTGGCAATCTGCCCTGCAGGCACACTCAACGATGCAGCTGGTGTCGTTGAATTAAGCGGAATAATCTGATCTGCTCCATTCCCATAGAGAGTCAGAGCACTCGCTCCCATATTAACCTCGGTCTTTTGTTGTCCTGGCAACCCTTGTGGGAGCAATGCTCCTGTACCAGCAGCAACCGTAGTGAACACATCTACATTTGGATAGCCAAGTACAGCGGCAGTTGCCTGATTTGTTCCCAACGCTGTAATACTTGTATTGGCACCCAACAAGCTTCGGAAAAGCTGATAAACCTCCTCTGCATCAATCAGCCGAAATCCCGGTGTCTTCAGTGAAGGAGCAATATCAAGCAAGATTTGCGGAGGCGAAGAAGCGTCCATCATACTCTCCCCAGCTGCTTTGCAACTGTTCTCGAAATAACAAGGACCTTCAATCAGGTCAGAGCTTTGAACTGCCATTGCGCCGGAGTGATACCATTGGTTGGACCACCTTGCCCAACCATGCAGAAGAATATACCAACTGCCAAGCTGGGAAGACTCACCCCTGCAGTCCCCTGAGTCGCGCTATTACTCGGGGCAATTGTATCCGTAACAGCATCGCCTGGTGCCGTGCTCTGGAACCCAAACACCTGACATGCATTGGCTCCATGATTGATAACATAGATGATCGCGCCAGAGTACCCAGGAGGCAACATCACGCTATCATTCGCCGATGTCACTGTCACGATAGTATTCAGCCATGCATTCAACTGCGTAGCGTTGGCATTGCCGCCACCAGCATGAGCAATGATACCAAACTGAGCATTAAAGCCAGGAATGCCCGAAGGATTTGGAGCACCAGGTCCTGCTACCATCTCACTCTCCCATATGAGGGCCTAATAAGGCCGATCTGAGAAGATATTGTAAAGCCCTCTCCTCCGAATACTATTGGGCATTCTAAGCCGTGTGATCTGTGCATTCCCACTCCGTAGCACAGCCAAACTATCCTTTGCCATCCCAGGCAATGGGTCCCCAGGGTAAGTCCCCAATCTATATTTTGGCCTCAACCTAATAGCTAAATTTATCATCAGTGCATTGTAATATTCCCAAGGCAACTCAATCAAATCAGATGGTGTCAAGAACTGCACCTGCAACTGTGCATAGAATGTTGCATGAATTTCATAAATAAAAGGCTGCGGAAGTGGCCAGACATATAGCAAACTCTGAGGCCATTGCGTATCCAAGAACGCTGCCTCACCCGGTCCAGCCATCAAACTCTTCAAGGTAATTCTATTATAATCCTCCTTGCTATCCAAGATCTCCAACCAATAATCAATCTGATTACCAGATGGCCCTGGCTGCAAGTCCCACCTTGAAGCTCCACCATCCCAAACACTTGCCCCACTATCCCAAATGCTCTCCAAGTTCGGTCCAGGCGCGCTCCCCAACTGCCTAACAAAGCAACTACTCAGCCTTGCTGGCCGCATACTCTTTGGACCAGTATCAAAATCACCCCCAGGACCAACAGTGTAATAAGGAGCGCCAGTGCTAACCTTACTAATAGTAACCAAATAATACACCAACCATCTCTTCCTCTCCCATTGCATCAGCATCCATTGTAATCTAGCCCAAGCATCATTGATATCTTCGGCGAGAGGCGTTTGGCCTACACCAATCGCCCCGCACTCCTTCAAAGACGCCTTACAGATGTCCCCCATAGTCGTATTTTGTGGTTCCAGATAAGACATGCTTTGCAGCCCTATGCAGCCCTATGCAGCCGTCTCAATCTGAATAGATGGCCTCCTGGGCTCGAACTTAGCATCCTCATCCGGCGGTGGCTTTGGAGCCGCCTTGGCCAAGGCCAATTCCCTCTGCAACCTATCGATCTGTGCTTGCAAGTCTGCCTCTCTATTGAGGGCAACAACCTGTGGCATCTCCTTACCAGCTGCTTGCATTGCCTTCGCGGGATGATCATGCCATCCAGCCTCCCGCAATGCAATCTCTTCATCCCGGTCATTTGCAACACGCATGACCAGTTCTTTCTGCTCTCCCACTCGTTCTGGCCCCATTGGAGTCGCAATAATCTCTGCTCTTTGAGTCACTCTCTCTCTACCCTCTGGATGATACATCATCTTCGGGTATTCCTGCGGCCCTTTATACATAGGGCTATAAGCATTCGCGGGGTTGTCATCAAACACCCCCTGACTCTCCATCACATCGTAGATGGTGAACCTGGTCTTCCTTGAATTGGCCATCTTACTCTCCTTCTATCTATACCTATCTTCTCTGGCTCGTCGCACCAACTTCGAGGTTTGCCACCTGTATAGCATTACTTGGTGGAGCAGTTACACTACCCGCTGCATTTGTCGCCGTCACAATACAATCCACCGCCTTATTACTCTCACTATTACTCAACAAATAAGTACTACCTGTCGCTCCATTGATTGCATTCCCACCAGCCCGCCATTGATAAGCATAACTGGTCGGCTCATTATCCCAATTCCCTTGTGTACAAGCAAGTGTCTCTCCAACCTTCCCATTGCCACTCACATAAGGCGTATCAATCAAACTTGGGGGTATCGGAGCAGCTGTCGGAACAAATACCAAACTTATTTGAGGCACCGAAGCATCACTGGAATGAAAAATCCAGTTTCTATAAATCCAACCACCTGGTACAGATGTCCTCTCCATCATACCCAGATCAGTATGAAACACCTCTTCCCATGGAGCACTAGATTTCCCTTCAAATCTCCCTAGCATTCCTCTTCTCCGCAGCTATGCTTCCCCAGGCTCCGTTTCTTGCAGCATATTCCCTTCTTGTTTCTTCAATAAATTGTCTTTTGACAATCTCTCTTGCTCTATCCTCTTCTTCTCTCGTAACCCTTTCAGCAATCGCCTCAAGCGTGTTCTGGATTGGTACTGCTGGTAGCGTTCGAGTAAAAATTCCGCCTCTTTGATTTTGTTTCGTGAGCCCCGCAGCATATCTCGCCTCTTCCATAGTCGGATACCAATCAGGCCCCGCCTCTTTCACATCCTCCTCACAATGAAAGTCCTTTGCCCCCTGATAAATATGGAACCAGACCTGAGGCCATTCCGGCTGTGGTGGCGCTTCATACCCTTCTTCTACATGCAGAGGATGACCCAAGCTATTCAAAATAATTAGGGCCTCCTCAACCTGCTTCAACGCTGTCAAGCACTTATGCTGATTTTGAAGGTGGTGGGGCCAATCCTTCAATATTCGCTGCCTCCAATTCATACTATTTCCTCTATAAAATTGGTACTCTCACCGCACTTGGGGAACACACACCCTTTGATGGTCAAAATTCCAAAATCTAGCTGATCCAACCTCTTCCGTCTCGGATAGCATGTATCTGTCTCAAAACCTCCGGAGTAAAAGTTACATGCTCACTTTTAGAAGGATCAAAGTTTAGTTCCTCTCGTGGGATGTTAGGGTCAATGATAAGCATTGCACGATCATATGCTAATGCCGCATCAACGGGATTGTCGAAGTAGCCTAGGTTGAATTGATCATCTTCCTGCATTGGTCAAAGCCTTATCTAGTGCCTCGATTTCTGCATCGGTCATATAATCAGCAAATTCACCCCATGCTTCAACCGCCGCGTTCCGATACGCTTTGGCAGCTTCTACTCGAGTTGCAAATCGCCCTAAGAATTTGTCCTTACCATTTACAGTTATCTTAGCAGCCCATTGACCTCGAGATTTCTGCCAGGTCACACCTTTAAACCCAGAAGTGTTGGTCGACCACCAAGCATTTGCCTGATTTAAACTGTTTGTTGCAAGACGTAGATTCTCTATTCTATCATCACCTCTTATTTTGTTTATGTGGTCCACAAAATAAGCTGGATCGTCACCATTTACCATAAACCAGGCAAGACGCGCAGCTCGATAATCGAGTCCCTCTAACTGGATATACCTATATCCATTAGCATAAATCGAACCAGCACGATCGCCTGCATAATGTCCATGTCCGGAGGTTTTCCAAAGAAACTCTCCGTTATATGGATTATATTCCAAGTAATCGTGTATCCAATCACCGAGCGTGCGCGTGATGTCTGCCATTTACGCCTCCATCTGAAGACGTTTATTATATCACACTATATTTCCCATGTCAACCCCCAATCAATTACTGGTATACCTGATCAGCCACTATACAAGCCCACTCGGGCCTTATCCACAAATATCCATACAGCACATCCAATCGTGTTATGAGCTGGTCTGTTCCGATAAAGTAGTCGGTGACCATTCGCATGGACACGCCATCGAACTCTTCTCGTGCAGCTTCATGGACATTCCTTGGCATTTCCAGATCGGCTGTGGCCAAGGTGACTGCTTCTGGGGCATAAGCAAAATTCTTCGTGTATTGAGTTGAAGCCGCTAGCCCCAGAGCTGGATTAACCGGGGCATTGTTCGCTGGGCTCACATCAACAGTTTGATATTGCTGCGGAATACCCGGTGCCAGCTGCGGCACAATCGCTGGATAGATCGGAATGCTTGTCGCACCAGCAGGGACATTCGCTGTCACTGCAAAGGACCGAAGCCTTCCATAACTTTGCTTCGTGACCCTATTAACAGCATGCACCCCACCAATAGTAATGATATCCCCCATATTAAGCCCATTGGCAAGCGCATTCACCGTCAAACTCAAACCTGTTTGCCCGCCTCCATTGACCGTCGCGCTTCCTTGCGCCAGTGCTCCATTGGTATGAGTGATCACGGTCTGATCAGCCATCCAAATAAAGCCCAGTGCATCATACATGCGCCCAGTCACATATTGCCTTGAGATCTCCGGCGCTGGGTTCAACAACCCACTCAGGCTAGAAACAACACTCGCTTCCGTATCCGGGCTGTTCACAATCTTCCAGTTCGCCACAGGGCTCGAGTTGTTTCTCAGAGTCGCTCCCGCCCGCAAGTACGTACTTGCAATCGGTGCAATAACATTACTGCTTGCATCCAGATTAGCAGTGATATTACAAATCCCGCCTTCACCACCGCCAATCAGGTCAACAGCAACCTGGCCAGCCAAATTATTAACCATAGGAGCAAGAATACGACGACTATAATCATCCAATGCCATGGTCCTGTCGGCAAGGCTAAATGCCACATCCACATGCTTCTGGGTGGCAAGGACAAGGGTTGTGGACTGCTCTGCAGTATCCTGCACATTAAGTGCAGGTCCAGTCGTAACGGTGAAATCGTTGGGGAGCCGAATACGCAGACTCGACCCGATTTTGGCCCCTGTGACAGCAAAGCTGTCGTCATACTGCATATCCACATTTTGAAGGAATGCATTGCTGTTCTTCCACAGCCGAACTGCTTCCCGAGTGATCATATTGATGGTAAGAAGTTGGTTTGGCACCCTAGCCTCCAATGTTGAACGGTTGCATCAATTCCCGACTTTGCAACCGTCGGAGGGTGAACATCGGGCAAGCCCCGAGTGCCAAACACCAGTCATCAGGAGGACTGGGACTCACACCGCATTCAAGCCTGCGGGAAGCCTATCATCTAATACCTCGAGCAATAACCTGCTCGTTTCTACTTTTCATCCATTCTTCAGTACTCAACTGATCCGAACCTGGATCATCCGGGCTCAAACTAGTCCTCTGATTTTGCCCACTGCTTGCAGCCGGATTAATAGGCCTTGGAGCATGACTCAACGCCTGAACCGGCCTCGCTGCCATCCTTGTCAGCTCAACCACCATCCGTGTTGGATTGAGACTAAGTATCCTTGACGCTTCATTGAGGTCATTGCCCAGGGCATGAATGATCTTGCTTGCTTCCCCTGTTTCCAGCGCCGCATTCAAGAAGCCATTATAAGCCTGCACTCCCTGCGGATCATTCGAGTCAACCAGCCCAACCAGCCTCCCAACCGCACTATCAAAATCGTTATAAGTCCTTCTACCAACCTCTGCTACTTCATTGCATCGTCTTGTAAACTCTTGATTAGCGGCAAGGATATGAGCCCTTTCCTCAATCTGCTGATTAATAGTTGCTTGATCAGGCGGCCCTTGATACCCAGCAGGCTGTTGAAACTGCCCATTGGGAGCCCGGGCAGCTTGCTGCCCATTAGGAGCTTGCTCACCTGCCAACTGCGCCTTCAATCTCTCATTCTCAGCCCTTAATTCTCTGCCTCTTGCAGTCAGTTCACCAATTCGCCGATCTCTCCAATCAACCCGAGGTGGTTCTTGCTGTTGCTGTCCGCCTTGGCTTCCTTCTCCACTCGTCTGCCCACCAGCCTGACCATCAGAGGGTGCAGGAGCCGGACCTCCCTGGGGGCCAGGAGGTGTTTGATCAGCAGCCGAAGGACTACCCTGAGGGGTCTGCGACTGTTGCTCCGGCTCCTGCATTCCACCAGCACCGCCTTGGCCCGGTACTGATCCCTCGCCCTGTCCTTGTGATCCTGCCATGTCGCGCCCCCGCGATTAATGCCAACGAGTAGCCTGGCACAAACCTGTGTGTATGTCAAGTGGTGTCATACCAATTCGGCGAAATGGTGGGTTAATGGATTGGTCCAAATGGAGCCTTGCCAACCCTTCTATTCCTAATTGACTGATCCTGCTCTAATATTAGCATAATCTCGTCTTTCATAGCCTCAGGAATATCATCCTTTGTCAACATAATGGTCAGCGTAGCCCTAGCAAAATCCAAGCATGAACCCCAATTCTTATCAATGAATGCCTTCTCAAGCTGCTTTGCATTCTTGCCTGGGTTCTGCTTCTTCCAAGCTTTAAACATTATATCATTGCTCATTATGCTCTCATAAAGCTCTCCAGCAGCAGCCTTCGCAACCTCCATAACCTTCGCATGACACACTCGTTGTCCTGTTCTACTCTCGTTCATGGCACCAGTCCTCCACCCGGTTTGATTGGCCTATCCTGAGGCCAAACAGTCTGCATCTCAAATGGAATATTAGGCCCCCAATTTGCCTTATCATCAAAACCGTAATCCCTAAAATCAGGTATCATCCAAGGACGCTCGTTCCATATCCCTGCTGCATTCTGTGCCTGAACAATTCTGGCCTCTGCTTCTCCAGCCAACTTCAAATAATGCTCATAAGCATCCCTTCCTTCTTTCTCATAAATGCCCTTCAATTCCAGCGTATCTTTATAATCATTTATCAACTCAGGAGGCAAATTATTAACCGCCTCTAAATGCTCAGGCGTCATCCCAAATGTATTAGGCTTATCATAGTAACCAAATCCATGAACCTGTTGCACATGATAAGGTTCCGACCCCATTACCTTAATAGTATTCCTCAAATCATCTTCCATCTCATATATATCTTTCAGCTCCGTATGATAGGTTGGACTCAAGAATTCATCAGGATTGCCACCCCTTGCAAAATTCTCTCTAGCCTGCACTGCATGCTGCAACTCATGCAATAATGTACTCTTCAATTGCTCAGGAGTTCTCTTTGCCAAACTCAATTCATTCTTTATCAAATCATAACTCCCATTCTGATTTCCAATCTCATTGAAGTATTGTGGTCTCACCCTAATATCAGCCAAGTCAGGATATGCCTTAAACAACTCTGGATGATCTATCATATCTCCAACTGTCTGAGGAGGATTATTCCAACCTAACCTCTTTGGCCCATACCAGTCCTTACTATTATCTCCACTCGAAGGCATAATATCCATATTCCCTAGCTTCAATTTGGCCCCTTCATCACTTATAGTAAACCTCCAACCACCATCAGCTCCTTGAAACCATCCAGTATTATCAAATATCTCATCTCTACCAGCCCCACCCATCTGCATAGTCATAGCATCAGCCAATGTCTTACTTCCACTAATCGGCGTATTCAAATCTTCTGGAAAAAGCCTTGCAGTCTTCGCAAGCGACCCACCAAATATCCCTGCACTCGTCTCCGGTACAAGCGCAGAACCAACTCCCATTCCATACCCAGCCAACCTCGCAGCATAACCTGCTGGGTCAATACTATTATCGTAGCCCGGATAAGGAGTCTTACTTCCTTCCAAAATCTGACCTGGCGTACTCACTAAATCCCAGGCATCACCTGCCAGCCCCTTCGCCCCTCTCCAAAGTAAATTAACAAATCCCCTTCCCAAAACCTGGCTTCCTAATACCGAGGCCGCTTGTGGATTGCTTGGATCAGGCTCCACAAACATTCCAGGGCTAAGCAAATTATCAGGGCTTCCACTCACATCAACACCTCATAAGGACTTATCGGCAAACTTCCACTCCCACCAGTCCCTCTACTAATCCTCTCTACCTGCTCTGGCAGCCTCGCATTTACCGGCTGCATTCTAATAGGTGACAAAGGAGACTCCATTAACCTATTAGGTTGTAAACTTGTCCCCACACCTCCAATTCCCAATGAAGGATTATAATTAACTGGAGGTGGCGTTCCTGCCTCCGCCACCTTAAACGGATCATAATCTACAGGAGTAAACTTCACCCCTTTCATTATATTCCCCAGTACACTCAATATCAGCGCCCTTCTCAAGAACGCTTGATCCCCTGCAGGCCCCGTTGGATCAGCCATTGGCGGTGGTGGCACTGGCAGCGGCCCAACCGGGCTCGCAGGACCTGCTTGCGCTCCTACATTGACAGGAGGCAGACTTACTCCAGTACCTCCACCAGCCCCACCTGATTTAGCTCCCGTTCCAATCCTGGGAGTTACTTGCGCTACTACATTCTCAGGTGTATCTCCAATCTGCCCTTTAAAATGATTGTAGGTATCATTCCAAAACTTCACATACTCCGATGCTGGTGCATTAACAAACTTCTGCCCTCCATTGCCAGCAATACTCCTCTCAGCCAAATTTGAACCCACTCCCACACTCATCAAGGCTTCCTTCGCTGTCATATTAGGATTATTAATCAATGCAGCCGCACCTGCCACCCCTTGATTATGAGCCAAATATATCTCATAATTGCTTGGAGTCCTTCCAAGTCTATCAGCAAGTTGTTGCTGCCTCCGTGCAAGTAATGCTGTCCCCAAATTCACTTGAGTTGCACGATCATACCTGTTTGCCTCTGTACCTCCCATACTTGCCCACTCATTATCCCCCAACTGAAATACCCCCTTATATTGACTTCCAGGTCTATCCTTATCTTGCCCAAAATTACTTTCAATCCTTGCAGTCGTCAATGCTAACTCCGGATCAACTCCATAATACATAGAATGGTTATAAATATCTGGATGTGGTCCTGTATAAGGAACATAAGGGGCCACTGGAGGAGCCAATACATTCTGCCCTGTGCCTGTAGGCGGAGCTAAAGCATTCTTATTAGGGTCTGGTGCTGGTTGCCCTTCTCCTTGCACCTGCGGCACACTTGTTCCACTTGGATTTCTTGCTTGCCATGCAGCCACAGTCGCATTATAACGCTGAAGCTGTTCCGGTGTCATCTGCCTAGAACCAGGTGAATAGAAATCCGAGGAGTTAGGAAAAGGGTCTGACACAGCCGCACTTGCAGAAGCCTGCCCTGCATCCTGTGATACTGATGGTGGTGTAAAGGTCCAACCTATTGGATTAAGCGGGTTATAACTTCCCCTATAAATGCTTCCATACCCTCTATCAGTAGTCGGATCAAAGGCCAGGTCTGGACTCACACCCAAATTTGCCGGGTCAAACTCGTATTGATACCCACCAGGCACCAATTCATTCCCACCTCCAGCCATCTTGCCCTCCTATGACCCTGCTCTTGCTGCCCCTGGAGGCGTTCTCTCCTGAGCCAGTGGCCCAATCCTTAGATACCTTGTCCTTCTAGTCGGATCAAGGATATACCACTCTCCATCCGACGCTTGCCTCGCTCCTTCCATTGGAGGTGTGCCCGCACCAGGAGTTGTCTCTGCAATCATGCTTTGCCCACTTTGGTCTTGCCCTATATTCGCCTTCAAAATCGGCATCAAATTAGTCTCGAGGGCATCACTCACCAACTGTTCAATAATAGGCCGCATGCTCTCAGGATCACTTGCAGTCACAATCTGGCTCAACGCCTTAATCCTATCCGTCTCCGCCTCATACACATCAATATCCCGCATCTGGTCCTTACCCTCAAGCTTAATTGCATCCTTCCCATGCTGTTCCAGGGCCTTTGCCAAATTCTGTTGCAAAGCTTGTACTTGCTGCATCAATTGTTGCTCATTTTGACTCGGACCCTGCCCCATAGCTTGTGGCGGCACCATCCTCCTAAGCCGCATTGCAGCTTCTTGAGCATCATCAAAATCCATATTACGAAGCAGGATATCTCCAATAATAGCAGTGAGAGCAGGAGCCTCGGTAAGTATCTGAGTAAGGTCCTCCACCGCTTCTTGTCTCTTCGACTCGATATTGGGACCAATACTTGCCGCGACCTCATACGTACCCATTGTAGGATTGAGGACTCTGCGTATAATTCTATTCTCTCTATCCAGCTGTTGCATATACGGCTGCTGTGCTCCTGGGTCAAGTTCAATCTCCATCTCCACACCATCATCAGCCATAATATGCTTTACTCGTCTCGTATCATAAACCTTCGGAATAAGATCAATGATTTGCTGATATGTATAAACCAGTGCATCTTCATAGTTATCCGTGAAATGATAAGTTGCACTCTCTCCTTCCTGCAGCCTCTCCTTAATCGCGCTCCCCGTCCTCTCATTCCCCATCTGCCCTTGTTGATTAGCCCATTGCCCACTTGTCATCATCATCTGCTTGAATGCCGTATCCATCCCTGTCTCAAAGGCTGGAGAGGCACTTGGCGGCTCAATCTTTTGTGGAGGGGGAATAACCGCCTCAGCGTTATCATCGTCAACATGCTTCCAGACAAGCACACTATGGTTTTCAGTGTTCGCCGTGTTCCAAAGCCCCTCTAATCCTTCAATAGCTGCAGCAGCTGCTAACCAAGGGCTCTTCGTCTGCAAAGCCCCGAATTCAACACTCGCACTCGCATTATAATTAAACATTCTTTGGGCATCCGTGAGTGCTCGCGTATGCCCCTTCCTGTCAAGAATGCCCTCAATAACACTTTCCTCTCCCAGGACCCGAATGAGTGGGATATACTTCCCTGGCCAGATCGTCTCATCAACAATCTCATCTCCCACCACAAGCTTCCATTCAATCTGCTGGTCCACCACATTCCGCACCAATGTCCTCTCATCCTCCTTCAGCTGACTTGCAATCTCATCAGGTATCCTACTCTTCCTAACCGTCACCCTTTCTTGCATAGGAGTCATAAATGAAATGAGCTGATCTTGCACTGGCACCTTACGAAAATATTCAGCCACTAACCAATGATCTTTCTCAATAAAGAAGCTCTCCCCCGGTGCAATGCCAATAGGCATCCTTGGAGCCCCTAATTGCCAAGGATAATCAGGCACGAGGGCCTCAATCAATTCACGAGGCATAAAAGAGAAAATAAAAGCGTACCTAGCATCCGAACAATCTGCCTCTTGGCAGTCAGGGTCCATAAAGACACTCAGTGGGTCTGGCACTCCTTTGATATAGATTTCCTGATCAAAACTATCATTGGACTCGTAATCCGTAACAATTCTCCACCACCCAATACCACCCTTGACCTGGAAGCCTCTAGCCGGCGTATACGCATTCCTTTGAGCCTTCGAGTTATACTCAATATGTCTAATAAGCTGCTTAACAATCTCCGCAGACTCCTGTGTAGCTCCATTCCCCATCCCCAATATCTTACAGCTCTCCTTACTCTTCCTCATATCATTAATAATCTTCAAATTATGCTGCCTCACCACATTCAACGTCAAGCAAGGCTTATCACTCAAATCTCTCATTCGCCTTATCGAATCCGGCCATTGATACCCATTATATGCATCTGCCTCCGCAAACTTCAAATCCTCTAAGAACTTCCTTCTATAAGTAGCCTCCCATTCAGAGCAAGCGCGGAACCTATCCCGCATCTCCTCCATAATATCCATGCTACCTAAACTTCGTAGCGCTGCAACCGTCTGATCAGGCGACCCCTGCCCACGCATTTCTTAAGCCTCCAAGCTTCTTAGAAAAGCTTCTTAGAGCGTACTCCTTGAAACATACGAATACCATTGGTTCGAGCCTGTATGTACAACCAATCCATCAGCAAATGACCAAGGTGTGCTTCCATCTGCCGGCTGCGTATTTGCCCCCGCTCTAAACCTACTATTCCCATCAATCTGTCCACCACCACCAGGTAATATATCCATAGTAGCCGTGTTATCGTTCGGCCCTTGGTTTTCAAACAGCCTAAACCAAATGGTAAATCCATTAGCAGGGCTTGTTGGCAATTGCACTGTCACCGCATAATTATTATTTGCAGTCACATCAACAATCGGTTGCCAGACCAAATAAAAATCATTACTCCCCAAGGTAACAACAGTCCCACTAGGACTAGGCGATGGCACCGCAGGACTTCCTACACTTCCTCCAATAACCGAAGCATCATTAAAGAACCTCGTTCCAAATTGATTTGGCCCTCCTCCGCCTCCACCTCCACCTATCGTAATACCGTTAATAGTACCTGCAACCGTCAAATTCCCGCCAACAGTCTCATTACCAGTTATATTAGCCCCACCTGTTACATCCAAATTCCCGTGAACAGTCGTATCATTAAAATTAGATGAAGCTCCATTACCCGTCTGTACACTCACCCCTCCATTTTCAACAAACAATCCATTAGTCGCGGTGAATAATACTTCCCCCGCATTCCCTCCAATATTAAGCGTATTAGAACTATCCAAGAAAATCATACACTCATGCGCTCCACTACCAGGAGCCTGCCAAGAGATACAAACATCATTAGGAAGATTAAGCCCATTAGTAAAAATAGGCGTACCTGCCCAACTCCCTCCTCCAGCGATAACAGCACCGCCATTAATAGTAGCTCCAGCAGTCACATTCAAATCATGCAGATTTGTAGTTCCACCAACAATCAAATTACCACTAACCTGGTCATTCCCTATAGTCCCCGTATTCCCATTAAAAGTAGTAGTACCATTAAAATTCGAGTTCCCATTAACCGTCACCGCTCCATTAACAGTTAGCGGTCCATTAATAACCCCATTAAAACCAGCAATCGTAACCGTATCCCACTGAATATTCCCAAACTGATCTGTTACAACCTGCCTATACTCTCCCTCACCCCAAATAACAGCTCTACCCGCTTGATCTAGCACAACCGGGTTGGTATTCATTACACTCCCAGTTGGTTCAACCCAAGTGGTCTTCGGTGTACTTGTCCCCGGCGCATAGAAATAAACAAACCCACTCGCAAGCGGGTCTCCATTCATATCCAGAAATTGCTGCCGCCCTTGTTGAACCAGATCAGCCATATTACTACCTCATCTAGCTCGTGCCTCACCTCATCCAGCTCGTGCCTCTTTCAATAGACTGCCTTCCTCCACCAGCCCATTCTTCCATTTCCTTCTGTTTATTCCCTTTCACTTGCTCTGCTAGTGCTGTCAACCTATCTAATACAGCGCTAGCAATATTGGGCTTCCTATCTCTAAACGCCACTGCGAGGTATCGAAACGCATCAGCAGCGTCGCTTGCCCAGTCATGAAGAGGTTCATTACTATATTGTCCATCGACGACCCGATACCTGTAGTGTCGTAGGGCCTGGATACCCTCCTCACACCTATCCTCATCGAAGTAGCAATTGGGGAAGATAAGTCTTGCTGCATTGATACCATCCGTCGGGCTCAGTTTGGGCACCCTCTCTGTCTTGAAACCATGACTCCTAACAATCTCTTGTATGCTTCTCTTTGTGCCAAGCTGTTTTGCGTAGGCATCATGTGGCAGCCACAAAGTTCCATAAATATATTCCCTTCTCTGGAGGTACTTAATATAATGGATAATATCCTCCCCCGTCGCACTATAGAAATCAATGATCCTATATTGCATCGCCACCCTCTGCGCAAACCAGATTGCTGTGGCATCCGCTCTTCCCAAATCAAAGAAGCAATCGACAGGGGCATCCCGCACCCAGGGCACATTACATATCCGCCCTTCTTCCTGCGCCCTCCTAAGCTCCTTCGCATACACCGCCCCTTCAAGCACCTGTCGACAAAAGCCCTCCCAAATATTCAAATAGCTATCATAGTCCCTAGCTTTCTCAGCCTCCATCTCCCTCATCAGCACATCAGGAAAGAAGGGATTATCTCTCCAAGTAGTCTTGATTACAAGGCTATTTGCTTCATCTGCCTCTTTCACAAACCTCATATATGTATAATCAGTCTCAAGCTCTGGATTGAAGGTCATCCAAATTTCAGACTCTTCCTTTCTTATCGTTGGAATAAGTATTCCCCATGAGTTCCTACTAACCTTATGCGCCTCTTCCACCCAACATACATCAATACCCTCATATGACTTAATCTTAGTTATATTATTCTTAATGCCCTCAAAGGAAAAGGAAGAGCCATTCTTACCAAGGATACGAGCATTCTGCACCTCATAAAAGGTCTCTAATCCTAATCCAGCAATTTGGTCTGCAAGGAGTCTATGCACAGAGTCACTTATAGAATTCTGAAGTTCTCTGGCACATAGCACTCGAAGCGGTTGCTGCGTCGCCTTAAGAAGTAGGGCTCTAGCACATGCCCAGGATCTCCCTCCACCTCGACCACCATACAGCACCTTATACCTTCGAGGTTGAAACAATATCTGAAAAGGCGCTGGGAAATCCGCATCTACTTGCATGAAGCCCTCACTTGGTTCGGTCTCCTAAACTCAGGAGTGGAGACTCCATTTCTCAGCGGGTGGGAAATATGGAGCCTTGGCCCCAGTATTTGCATTGCAAACTTCGGGCCACCCTGACCAGCGCAGCACTGCACAACGCGGCGTTGCTTTTTTACATCTCTGGGCATCTCCAAGACTCGCTCCCTTTGATGCAGCGCGAGAGGTGCGTCGCTTCGTGTGGAGACTGTAGGCAGCATAACCACCTCGCACCTCGATTACCCTAATTTTCTCTCAAATATAGAAGTGTCAAGAAGTCTTGAACCATAACCAGCCTCATTCAGTCCGGTGATGTCACCGCACAATCGAGATACTCATTAGGGTAGTTCTCCCAAGCTGTCATTATCTCCCCCATTTATTCATCCCGCCGCTCTTCCCCACCTCAGCTACCCCGCCGCCCAATGAGCTTTCGTTCCCCGGCACACTCACATTCCTATCCGGGCTTCCATTCCTCTGCTTCGGAGCAGGCGGCCTTGCAACCATCCCCATTCCAGCCCCGTACTGCCCTCCAATACAGACATCCGGTGCCTTCCCCCTATTAAACGTGTTCTCCGCGATCATTGGGGTCTCACAGGGTTTACACCCATCATACACCCATGTCCGTAGGGTCTCGGGATAAGTACCCTTCCTTACAAGGGCCGCTGTGTCATTCAGGCGGGATGGGTCTGGTCTCCCCCAGGACCCATTCGTGTAGCTCGGAGCATCAGCCATTTCATCTCTCCTTAATGAGTAACCTTCGAGGTTGGCAGGGCAAGGAGCTTCACATGCTCCTCATCCGCATTAGAATGCATGAGGTCTAGGCGGACCACCCGCTTGTCAATCCTTATATCATAATCGCAAACAGCCCGCATAACGAGGCCGTCACATTCATAGTGCCCGGCGAACTCCACACTTCTAGGCAGCTCGAGTCGGTAGCAAAACATATGCACCCTATTAGGGTTCTCTGCCAGCAGAAGGTCTAAGAACTTGTCTGACAGGATCTTCGGCAAATCAGTGTTCCTCAGGTCCTCAAGCTGGAAATCAATATGGAAATGTCGCGCAGGGACCTGTACCATCTTATTCGGCTGCACCTCCACGACACCTATCCCTGCATTACACAATCCCTCCCTAATCCGGCGTGCCACAATATCCAGCACACACATCATCATCTGTCTATTATGTCCCCTCTCTTGCATCCCCTTCCAATTAGAAAGGGCAAGATTCCTCTGCGCCGCATCCCGTCTTGCAACCCGTGCAACAGCCTCTTGATCCGCAAAACGCCTTGCCTCCGCATCATTCACGAGCCTATTAATCTTCGGGGGTATATGAGCTTCGTGCCAAGCCCTCTCTTCCTCCCCCAGGGTCCCTCTCTCGGCTTGCTCAGTCCTTGCTTGCTCTTCTTGGTCTTGTCTTTCTTGCTCGGCCTTGGCTTGCTCCTCAATGAACCCGCCGAATGAGAAAGGATCGTTCTTGTCCTCTTCATGCATTCCCATTTCATTCTCCATTTACGGCTTGTGAAGCATTCATCCAATTCCTAGGCCATGCACTCGCATGTGGCTTCCCAGGTCTCCAGTTCCTCAGATAAAATGCCCATCCTGCCTCCTCTGTGGTTGGAAGTGCCATTGGATCGCTATAGAGAAGGAGGCGAGCGAAGCAAGCAGCCAGCAAATCATGCCCCTCCAAGGCCCGCCACACCGCCGCATTGTGCTTCACCACACTGAAGTGATCGCACGCCTTATGAGCCAAATCTTTCGTGGCCCTATGTGCCATCACCCCAGCCACACCCCCACCTTGTTCAAACTGCCACCATCCCCTCGCTGGCCCCGGTACATTTCCCGGAGACCCTTGATATCTGGCTTCCAGTCCTCTCCCACTCTCTTGCTGCGCAATCGCAAGCAACATAACCTTTGCAATCCCATTTACCTCAGGGCCGCCTAACCACGCAAGCACCTCGAGGCCTGGGTCAATAATTCTATCTAAGAATGCTCCTGGTGTCATGTCACCCACCCACCTTTTGATGGTCAAAAAAACCCTATCAGTGCAAGGTCCAAACCCCTGGTGTCCCTGGAGTTGTGCAAGTCCAATACCCCAAGTTCCCGCTACTCGGTAGCGCGTTGAAGGCATCACCCCAATTACAACTTGCGTTAATCGTGTTGGGGTTTGCAGTCGCAGTCCCCCTTGTCACCTTCGGCAAATTGAACGTAATATTAGCCCCACTCGCATTCCCGCTTCCCAGGAAGCTACTTGAACTAGGACTAATCCCTGACACCGCGAATATCTCTCCGTTCGAGGTGACCTGCCCCGTTGCATTAGCCCCACTCGCCTCAATCGTGTAAAAGCCGCTATTCCCCGATGCAATCTGTGCTCCAGGACTAATTCCTAAGTTCGTTTTCCCTTGCAGGAATATCCCCCCATTCCCTCCAATAAGCTGCGCATCACTCGCCAAGGTCAATCCCAAGGTCGCATTCGGATCGTTAATAGTCTCAAGTGCAATCCCATTCTCCGATTTCCATCTCCCTTTCAAAACACTATTACTCATAACCGTGTAAGTAGTCCCATTACCACTCCCTAAACTCAATGCATTCGACCCCATATTCCCTCTATACCCCGCGTCACAGTCCCCATCCAGCACTATATGATCTACCACCCCGTAAAGCTCTCCATACGATCCTACAGGTGGTGAGTCAATTACACAACTTGTTGAAACCTGTCCCTGCACCTTGATATTCGCGTTCCTCAAGGTTGCATCAGCACCACCCCTCTCAATAAGTTCCAGTCCATACGCTGTCCCTTGCACCCTAATATCAAAATCCACTCCATTCATCGCAGCAATCGATCCACCCGTTAAACTACTCGGCCATGCCATAGTTGTCCCAACCCTCACAAATGTCCAAATCACACTCCCATCAGCCGGGCATGTTCCACTCACACAACTAGGCCCACCTCCTCCCCCTGTTGTCCCTCCCAATTGCGCTATATACACATTCCCATTCGCAGTCACATAATCAGAGGCAAAATAAGTAGTGCTCGGTGCCCTCGCTTGCACCGCCACCGCCGGAGTCCCTTGCAAATACCACCAAACAACCCCGCATCCATCCCCACTCGCCCATTCATCCCCTGTGCAAGCCGCGTTCCCGTCAACCCCAGCAATCACACCAATCTGCGTGGTGAGTGGCCCTGATGGCCTACTCGCTACATGCGGGTAATCTCCCTGCCCTGATGGTCCACCAGATGAGGCTGTCAACCCGCCACTTGGCGTGATATACGTGTTCCCATTCAGCGTACAGACATCACCTGGTATGTACAAGAAGACTCTTTGGCATGTTGCCGGAGCCTTCCATTGCACCTCGCTCTTTGCAAAGATAGAATGCATTGTATCCGCATTCCTATCTTGCACCTGGTTCTCATGTTCCAGTGCAACCCCAATCCCGCTATCATAAGAAGAGGAATAATTCATCCTTATATTAGTATTACTATACTCCCCAGGCACCGATGCCGTGGCCTGTATTGTATTCTTAAATTCCATCCCTCCACTAAACGCATTATACGCAGACGCCTCAAAAACCCCCTGCCCGAAATTAGTCCCCGTGAAATCATAACAGAACTTCGCATCAAAGAACCCACACCCCCTCGCCCTCATATGCGTGAACCGCCACTCCAAGCTCTGTAAAGCAGCATACCCCGTTGACGGCCCTGTTGAACTAAACGGGCCAATTGGCACACTCACACAATAATCCCCAGGCATTGTACAGTCAACATCATCAACATTAATCCGCTCCATCACCGTATTCGGTAAATTAGTCCCTACATTCTGCGCCGAGATGATTAATCCCCAACCAAATTGCCTATCTCCACGAAACCCATGCACCTCCAGCTGCGCTGTGTTATAAACTCCAACTCCATCAAACCCACCCTGAGCATGTACATTCCTCAGTGTAACCTTACTAACCTGTTGAAAAGGCCCAACCCCACTTGTCCCCGGCCCTTCAATAAGAAGACCCCATGCTCCAATTGGCTGCGCTGGGTTAGTGAAAGAAAACATCGGGTTCTTAAACCCTACATCCTCCACCGAGAACGGTCCTTTCCCAACATACCAAACCGCCGGGCTAGAAGACGAACAAGTCGAGGCGCACCCAAGGAAGCTTTGATCCAACACCCCCTTGAAAGACACATTCGTATCATGCCAGTCATTAATTGGGCTAAAACCTGGAGGGACAAATGCCACCTTCGCACTCTGCACAGGCCATGCTGCAGACCCCATAGCCGTATCAATCTTCTGCCACAGCGCCGTGTCATCAACCGTACCTATCTGCCCCCATATCCTCGGATCAACATAATCCGGCGGTGGCACTAACTGCCAGCATTTCCCATCAGCACTCGCGATCTGAAACCCACCATCCCCTCCCGCCCCGCCAACCGTACAAGCAGAGTTCACTGGCATATACAAGCTTGGAACATCAATCCTCCAAACAGACAACCCTCCTGCATCACTAACATTCCTATCCCCCAAATCCGCCGTGCTCATCACCGATGGCCCTGGTATCGGTCTTGCTGGAGCCTTCGCCGCTGTCGGGTTCCCAATCACATATCCAGGAGGGATATTCCCGAAATTCTGCCCAAACCCCACATGCGGCCACGGAACCAGCGCTAACCCGACAGCCGTCGATGCCAGCAACCTCATCTTTCCCCGCATAACACCCACCTTTTGATGGTCAAAGATCATACCTGAGCAATTCCCGAGCAATGCCCAAGTAATTTCTAATACGCCTGTGCCCATACCGCTGGCCCCGTTGGCTGACTTGGAGTCTGACAAATGAACAAATGTTGTCCATCCGTTGAATACATCATATCCCCAAGGCTGCAATGGGTACTAGAGGTCGGTAACGTCGCTTGCGCTGGTGTCACTACAAACGGCCCAACAATCGAAGCACTTGCCCCAGGAAAATTAAAAAGAGTCCCCGAATGTGCTAAATTACTATTCTCCACCGCCACCGGGGCAGTTGCAGTCACCACGGCTGTTGTCGCTGACCCTGATGCCCCTGTAATCGGGCCATCTGCCGAAGCCCCACCTATTATTGCTAGCGCTCCACCTTCCATAGTAATCTGATCCGGCCCTGCCAAATAAAGAGCGGCGGCATATCCAGATAGTCTTGTACTCGGCATGAAAGTTATGTCTACACCTGCCGGGCTCCCTTTCGTGCGAAGCGCCCCAAATATCCCACTTGTATTCCCATCCCAACTCCCATTCACCCGCATCCCGGTTATAGTATTGAACGTCCCACCAGCCCCAACTGCCCCTAAATAAAGAGGCGGGTTCGGGTTATATTGCCCTCTATTAGTCCAGACAATCGTACCATCGGTCACAGTCAAACCTACTGTGGTCGGCCAAGTCGGTTCAGTGCTACCAGACAGACCACCTGTCGTCGCCTGGAAAAGCCACCTACCTATATTATTGGTTGGCCCAGGCAATATAACATCACCATTATGCAGGCTTTCAGGAGTCCATCCGTTAAGCCCACCAACATGACAATCCCCATTCAATGTCAGGCGATCAATAAATCCGCTTATTGCCCCAAACTCCGTGGAAACACTATCAGTCACACAAGAGGTCCTATGCCATCCGTAAATATTAAGAATACCTCGCGCGATCGTGTTATCCGATGACCCCTGTGGGATTAGCGCCGCTCCACCACTCACCCCAATATCATGACAAGTTATCTCAAAATTCGACACTGCCTCGATCTGCACACAATACTTAAATTGAGAAATATAAGAAGTTGCCTTCAAAAATTCCACAATAGACGAACCATCTGCATACCCCGTATTCAAAACAGTCCCCGTTGGTGGATTAGCAGGATCTGACAACCCCGCCTTAATAACAATATAAGTATTCCCACCCGTTGTAAACGTATCCCCCTTGAATTGATTAATCCCAGGTGCCCAGTTCCGTGGCATAGCCCAACTCGATGTAATATCAGCCACTACATTAGCCGTGAAATCAGGCCCACTTGACACCCCACTAAACGTGCGGGTATCCGTTGAACTCCCCGTTGCCGCCTGACTCATAGTCAGAAACGTATGACTCCCATCAATCGATGCTACAAACGTATTAATCGGGATATCCGAGCCGGTTATAAGATTACCAACTGTAATCCCTGCTGTCGCCACAGTCAATATATTCGTACCATGCGTTGTAGAAGACACAGACAGCGGTGTTACATCATTCTCATACGCAATAATAGCACTTGGCAGCCCTGTATCCACCGTATCCCCATCAAACACCCTAACCCTTCTCTGCTTGAATGTATTCGGCAGGGAGTTTGGGCGATCCGCTGTATGTTTATTCTCTGCACAAAAGCTCACATTATAACAGATAACATCAACATCCATCTTATCCTGCTGTGGCGAGGTGACATCAATACACCCCTTCGAGAATATAAACCCGGTTCCAACGCATGTCATCTTAACAGTAAGCTGCGACGGCTGCACAAATGGATTAGAAACATCGCTTGGACCAACAGCCCAATTCCCGCAATAATACCCGGTATTCCTACATGATTGTACAGTCACCTGCACATTCGATACATTTGGAATAGGATGGTTATCAAGCCCAACCCCAGAGGCCGTGAACCCCCAAGCCGAATGATACGCATCATCCAACTGATCAAATTCAAGAATACTATCCTTCAACTGAAGAAACGTGAACTGATTATCACACCCCACCGCACTAACCCCATGCATATCCACCCGTTCAATCTGAATATTAGTCGGGGATTTCGTCTCAACAAGGAGAAGTGCCCCGCAATTCGGAGCAACAAAAGTCCCGACCTGAACATACGAAGGCCCTGTAAACTTAACATTATCAATCCTGAGCCCGCCATATGTCCCATCTGCATTCGGATGAATTTGCGGGTTATAAGTCAACACATTATTAGAATGCGTCATCCCCGCTGCACCAGCAATCTCACATTGCCCTGCCGTCACACAGCCAATCGCTTTCACCCCTCCTTGCAGCGTCGGATTAGCAGGCCCGCTATCAAAAGTACTCAACTTTGGTGGCAAAATAATCCTTCTTGCAACTGATAATGGCCAGTCCACTGCCATCATCGCCGTATCAATCTTGAAGAGGATAGATTGAGCATTCGCAACAGCAGTAGTCCACCCATAATATTCAGGCTTCACCCCCTCCGACGGGAAAGACGCTTCCCAGCACCCATTATCAAGCGATTTTACCTGCCACCCTCCATCCCCCGCCCCACTATTCAAAGAACAAGGGAAACCCGTCGCTGTATACAACAAAGACGCTTGTGCTGTCCCCGGCGTATGCACCGCCGGTCCATCCTGCCAAACCCCGTTTGGGAACTCCGCGCTAAAATGTTGATTTAGGGTGCCATACGGCACCCTGGTAACCGCCAACTGAATTTGTGAAAGTGTCGGAGCAGGTAAAGGAACCGCAGGCCCTGCACTAGGCCCTGGGTTCCCTACCAACGTATTCGGAGGAATATTCCCTAAATTCTGCCCCTTCGCAGGCAATATAAACAAGGGGGACAAGGAGGGAAAGGGGGGCAAGAGAGGCCATGGAGTCAGCGCAAGCCCCATCGCCGTTGTCGCAAGCATCCTCGACAAAGACCTTAGAGCCCTTACCGGAGCCCTTACCGGAGCCCTTACCTTCCCCATGACTCTCTCCTACCCGCAACCAACACACCTTTTGACCATCAAACCCCAATCGCGAGTCAGCGAAGGATTACCTCCTCTTCATCCTTCCCCCATACACCGGCTGATGCACAGGATGATGTATCCCCGCCTCCGCTTTATTCTGCAACCTCTCCCCTTGCACATGGAAAGGATGCTCATCATGGAAATGTTCAATCGCTCCAGACAGCGATGTCTGCCCCACACTCGGTTGATGCTGATTAATCGCCGGGGTCCGAGCCGCAGTATGCCCCCAGGGCTTTGAACTTCCGCTATCCATCCTACCCTCCATTCCCTTCAGTTGCAAGAAACTCAACTGCTCTCCTAAGTGATGACGCCTTGGGCAGTTGAAACCAAGGCTTAAACTCAACCAATTCAGCGAGATCCGGCCATTCCCCGTTAAAAGTAATCGCCCTATCATCAATAGAGAGATGCGCCGCGGGTTTATGCACGGGCCATTCTAACTGCAACCACCAGGGCTGCCCATAATCGAACATAAATGGCTTCGCATGAGCCTCCACCCAAGCTTGCATCGCAGCAATCCCACCTGGACTTGAAGACCGAGATGAAAAAATCGCCACCTTAAAAACCTTGAGCGCATCATAAAGAAAAGGAATAGCTCCCTCCACCGGCGGATCAAGTACAACTTCATGCCCACCCCACCCCGAGCTATACGAATGCAGCACTCCATCAAAATCAACCACCAGTGTTTTTTTATGAGCCATCAAACCTCTCCTTACATCCTTTTCAACGAGGCCCTGAACCCCAAGAGATCTCCCTCATTTCCCAAGAAAGCCCAAGAGATCTCCCTCATCAAAACGGGCTAAAACGGGCTGCTTCTATCAGGAGTATCTGGATTACTCCCCATAGTCAGCCCCCGTCTTGCCGCATTCCTTGCCCTTCTCATCTGTTCCGGCTTCACCTTTGAGGGGTTTCGGATTGCCTTCCTATAAGAGGCATTCCTCTTATCAGCGGACTGGGCGACACTATTCTCTTTCTGGATTGCCTCTGCTCTACCCCTTGCCCCTTGCATCGGCTCCCAGGGGCCATACCTGCCTCTTTCAACGGTCTTCATCCAGCCCTCCTTTCATCCGGCTTGCTACCCCTTGGTCGGTCTGGTTATACAGAGTGACCTATAAGTAGCAGCGGGCACTTCGTGGCCCGCTTGGTCATTTCGCCTTTCCTTTCACCTTCTTAAGATTAGGGTTCTTCTTCTTAGCTGCAGGGCTTGCATTCCTAGCCCCCGCCGCAATGATCCGGTCCGCTGCCTCCTCAGAAACCCCTTGTCTCTTTGCAACAGAGGCCGCGGCAGCTTTAAACCCCATACCCTTTGCCATCATGCTGCCTTTCCCAAAGAAGAAACGAGAGACTGCCCGGCCCATTGTATCAAGGAGGGATACCCGGTGGCTAAGGCCGCATCAGTAGCAGATTGAATAGAAGTAAATATCCTACCCCGTCGAAATCGAGGATCAAGGTTCTTAACGATCACAATCCCTGCCACTCTGCAACCCAACGCCTTACTTACAATCGGCATGTAAAGAGAAGAAAGCTTAGAATGCGCCCCAGGGACCAATGTATACTTCACCTCAATAACCGCTACAGTTGCAGGGCCTGGAACCAAATGAAAAGGATAAATCAAATCAGTCTGGCAAACACCATACCCTTGTGTATCTTCAAACTCCCACCATTGCCCATGTATCGACCCCGGCAAAGCCTTATGCAATCTTCTCTCAAAACGAAGGCCGAGTGCCCTCACCCCCTTCGGCTTGGAGAGCGGGATATAATCAGGGCGATCTCGCATAGCCGCAGCCATGCGTAGTTCCCCTTCAACGCAGCGGTGAAGGTGTTGCATGCAGTGCTATCTCCATACACCGATCAATCAACTTATCAATCATATCCGCCCTTCTATCCTGATTAGCACTGAGAAACCACATCAACATCCCAACAAACGCTACATTAATCAACACAAGCAATAAAAAAGCCGGGGGCAAGGTCGAAAGCAATGACTTCGAAAGATCCAATGCTTGCCCAATAACACCATGTTGCCCTCCGGCAGCGCCGCCTTGTGGAGATGAAGAAGGCGGGGGTGTACTCATTTCTTAAACCTCCTCATTTAAACCTTCCATCCTTCCCCCTCAAATCATCATCAGGGATCGAAGCATAATCGCCTTCAATAACTTGAGTTGAAGAAGGGCGGTTCGTTTGCAAATCAGGTGGCTGCGGCTGCGGAGAAGCATGCCCAATAAAATTCACATTAACCTGCACCCCACCTGTTGCAACAGAAGCCCCTGAAGACGAGCCCGGTAAAATCCCACCTCTGGTAGCCACCATCGGTTTAACCAGCATCAACTCAACCTGTTCCATCAATTCTCGATTGCTAAAATCGGAGGGATCAGCTTCCAAACGGGCTTGCAATTCATCCAGTGTTGATAACCCCAGGGACTTCATACGTTCAAGAACATCTACAAACACCATCTCCGTCTGCGAAGCATAATACGCAATGAGTTCCTGGAATGTAGGGTCATCCTTCAAAATCGACACATAGGTCGGGGAATACCCAGTAAGCAGCGCCGCTTCCGATTGTTGCCGCCCCTCGGCGAGCAGTTGGGCTAATTGGTGGTGTGAATGCCGTATCTGTGTCAGGGTTTGCCTTGGGGCAGGCAGGGTAGTATTCAAGAGGGTTATATCATCGAGAGTAAGGGACCTAATAACTTCCCAAACCACCTGCTTTTTCCTGGGTTTCCTACCACCTCTAGCCGGTCTAAGAGAAGGATGCAATATTTCAGCAGACAGCCCCTCCAATTCCGGTGGACATGGAGAGGCTGGTGGTTCAAAATAAGCATCACGAGGCAATTCAAGAGTACCAGGCGGCGCAGGTGGTGGCTGCCCTTCCCAATTCCTATAAGGCAGAGATTGGGGGCCAGCATCCTCTTCCGATGGATGCAACGGGTCAGATCCTCCGCCAACCCCGCCAAGCCTAACAGAGCCACGAATATCTTCCACAGAGTACACCACAAAAAGAAAAAGATGCTGGCTCCATTATTATGTACCGGAGTGGGAAATAGGTCAATATGGGACGTGTCAACTCGGGGGAATGATGGGGGTGTGGCATACACATAGAGATGAGTAGAAAAAATTGGAGAAAAAAAGGGGGGGAAAAAAATTGGAGGAAGGGGAGAAGAGATGAGGGGGAGGAGAGGAGGAAGGGAAGGAGATGGTGGGAGTAGGTTCTGGTAAGGTTACGAGAGGTAGGTAGTCCCCCCCTACCCCCCCACGAGGTTGCGGGTCCCATCCTTGGCCGGGTGCCCGGCCCCTCGAGCTCGCGCAGCGGTAGCAATCAACACCCTACGCGCGAGTACATCTCTCTCTACTCAACCACAACCTACCCGTGCATGCCATACAACCACGAGCTGCATCTACTCGTGCAGTCCTTGCATACCTGCCATGCAATATTGTGTGTGGTCATAAGCACCGAGTATCCCTATATTCCTATTGTTGGTTGGTTGTAACCCAGTCCAACGGGGCCTTAGCCCAAACGGTCGCGCAACACAATGCGTCACACGGCCAAAGTAGAATAATGCGCCGGTACTCACGCATACTCACATGGCAACATGTTGGGTCAACTGCAACCCCGCGCATCGGCACACAAGCCTAACATGCAATCTCAAAGGAGTAAAACTAGCATGCCTATCACTGCAAACACTCTGAAGACCAAGGTCGCTCTCACCTGGCGTCAGTTCTCACGCAAGGCGTCATCCGAGTTCAAAACCTTGCCGCCTGGCGTCACCTTCGCCGATTACGACATCGATAACCTTTGGGGACTCGATGAAGGCGTAATCACCCGCGCCGTCCAGCGTTCGTATCAACACGTTGTCTCCAACGAGGCGATCTCAAACGCGAAGATGGCCTACGAGAAGGCGAAGAAAGAAGGCAGCCTCGCATCATTCGACATGGCAAAGCACATGCATGACTTCCGCATGCGCAAGCGTGGCGAATGGCTCGACGGCACCTGGGGCACCATGCGGTCATCGTCCACCGCGCCAGTCGTCGATGATCTGACTGCAGAAATGCAGCAGCTCATGTACGACAAGATCATTGCCATCGTGGCCTCGCAGAAGCCCGACCACGGTCTGCCCTCCAAATACGATGCATCCTTCGCATCGAAAAACTCGATCAATGGCAAAACCATTGGAGAGATGGTCGGCGCAATGATCACCGCGGACTCCACCGAACAAGGCGGAAACCGCATCCGTCAACTCGCACAGGAAGCGATCGATGAACGCGCTCGCAAGCGTGCAGAAGCTCTCGCCAACGCCGAAACCGGCGGAGTCGATGCAATGCTCGCTGCGATGATGGCAGCGCCGCAGCCTGAACAGCCTGCTGCCTAATCTGGAGTTGGCGGGGCCATTGTGGCCCCGCCACACCTTTTGATGGTCAAACCCCGGTTTGGAGTCTACCATGCGTATCACCCTCAACGTTACCTACATCGGCAACGATGACAAATCCGACAGCGTGCTCGTGGTCAGCGATATGCTCACCGCGTTCGCCAACAACAAAAAGTCGGATGCCCTAACCGTCTCAATCAAGCCGCAGACTGTCTATCAAGGGCCTCGTGAATACCCGCCTGACGGTGAATACCTGCGGAAAGGCAATCGAGCGCTCTAGTTTGAGCCCCCTTCGGGGGGCTCTTTTTTTGTGCCCACTCTTGGAACAAATCGTGAACATACTCGAGGTGGTACCAAGTGGTACCAATAGGAGGCAGGTGCCAATGATGCAGGGTGGTACCAATGGGGGCTGGTAGCTAATGTTATATTTATGTTATATTTATATTGCCCCCATATGTTATTGTCATTGCCTATCTTGCAGTACGTTAGTCTCTAGTAGGATTAGAGATATACTCGCGGACTCTTAGTCTTTTTTTTTTTTTTTTTTTTTACTACTACTACTATAGAGGGGGAGTAGGGAGGGGATACAGTACATAGGCTAACCTACTAGGAGCAACATACTCCCACCATGCCCATTGACATTACCACCCAACCATGATAACATATGGGGGCAATATAAAGATAACGTTATACATAACATTAGGAGCCAGGCCATGCCAATACAGCAACGAAGGGTTATCGCACTGATCAATGCGGCGCTCGATGCATTCAAAGCCACAGGCCGCATGAAAACATTCATTGAAGGCTCGTATGGGATAACCATTGATGAGTCTCGCTTCTTCGAGTCTTTCAATGAAACTCACCACATAATCATGCATGAACTGCAGTGGTACTCGACTCACTCTGCACGCAATGCAAATGCAGCACAGAAGATGAGAGAACTCCGCGAACGCCGCCGCGCTGATGGAGACATGCCTCCACCTAGTAATCGACGTATGCATATCCCTAAATCTCTCTATGAGACTGATAAGCTCAGTCAACCAGAGAACTCACCGCATGTTCGCGAATACCGCGCCATCCCTCTCTTAACAATAGAGGAGAAAGAGAAAGAAGAGATATATAGAGCAGAGCGTGCTAAGTGGAGAGCACGAGGTAAATTCGATAATACGCAACCCTGCATCCGTGGATGTGGTAATGAACCAGAGGTAGCTTGGTGCCCATTGGAAGGCAAGGGACTTGTATGCCCAGCTAACAAAACTAGAGTGTGGGAGGAAGGAGCACCTGAATTGATCCGGCAATCAAATCCACAGGAGAGACAACCAACCGCAGAGGAGGTAATTGCAAGCCTTAGATCTAATCGTAAGGAAGAAGGAGACGCCATACCCACAATAGATCCTGATGAACCCATCCTGCCACCATCAGGCTCCGAATGGAACATGTAAAAGGAGAAAGCAAGTGCATATAAACTTCACTCACTATCAAAGCAGCCCAAAACATGGACCAATCATAAGAATACAAGACAGCAATCTAGAGATCACATATTCAACAGCGTGGTATAGAGGACACAAAGAAACATTCCTACCAGATATAATCCTAATATTACAAGAGGCAATAGACAGCCTAAACTCTCAACCACACCGCGCCCCAATCTAAAGGAGAAAACAAATGATAAGCGATGTTCTATTTGAAGCAGTAGCAGAGATCGATCGCTATCTAGATAGCGGCTTCTATGGTCCTAGAGATGATCCTGATGCATTGATCAAACGGATAATAGACTGTCGAAACGAAATGGAAGCAATAAGAATAATATTAGATACTCCACCAATTCCAAGCCAAAACTAAGTTGCATGGTAAGCAGGTATGCATACTCCAAAGCTATACGAGTTTTGCATACCTGCCATACCGTACTAAATCCTAAACTCGGAAATCCCTTATTGACACGCCCACCAAAATTATGATAAGATAAGAAGAAAAACTCGTCACTTCCTCTAGTCAGAAAGGTTTGGAGTCCATGAAAACCTACGCTAATCCGCCTACCCACTGCGATCTTTGCAAGACTCCCATCACCACCCAATTCTACGATGCCTTCCTAGGTCTTGGAACCTGTGCCAACGTCTGCCCATCCTGTTTCTATGAGTATGGCATTGGACTCGGCACAGGCCGCGGACAATGCTACCAGCACAATGCATCAACCAACAAGTATGAGAAAGTGGAGGGCTGATCATGACACGCACTCGTAACCAGCCCAGAAAGAAAACCAGAGAAGAAAGAAGGCATGAACTTGGGCAAATGAAGAATGTTCAACTCATGGACTTCATAAACGAACCAGAACAGTTCGTTGAGATGAACCGAAAGTACGTCATAGACACGATCCTGTCTCGAGAATATCCGGAGTCCGTCTCATGAGCCGCGTTGTTCAACTAACCCTCACAATGAACCCGGAAGGTCAAATCGTGGCGGAGATCCCTTTTAATGGGGGTCGCCGTCATATTCTGGTTGACTCTTTCGAGTCCATCAGACGCATCCTGGCAGCCCAATTGCACCGCTCTCAGTCCACAATCGGCACAGACGGCGCACCAACTCAATCCCAAGTGACCCATTGGGAGAAGCACCTGGAACAAGCTGATCCTGTAAACGGGATTATCTTATCCGTCCAAAACCTGCAACCAGACACATGCATCTGGTGCCTCGCACACACAATGGGTCTTGCCACAGACCGCCGTGCACATAACCGCGCCCGAGCCATTCTCCGAGAGCAACGCCGCGCCGCTACCCACCCATTTACTATGGGAGACGGGTCAGTCAAGGTCCGCATCATACCATCAGCCGACAAGCGCATCAAGTCATCCTCCACACCCAAGCACGAGATGCAAGACCTGCAAATCGATCTTGATCTATCTGAGTTGGGCATATGAGCCTTCGCTCAGTCTCTTCATGCAATGCGGCGCCGCAAGGCGCCGCTTTCGATGGCCTACATGCCCGGAGCGACACGTAAAGGAGACCACAATGGCCTATAACCTAACCGACTCTGAGAAGGAGGCACTCCGCATCGCCTCTATCGAGCGGACTATCAATGTGACTATCCGCCTCTTATCCCGCATGCGGCGTTATTCTGATCCGGCGATCGCCGAGGATGCAGATCAAGCATGGCAGGATTGGAAGGAGCATAAGGCCCTTGTCACCAAACTCTGGGACCGAGAGCGCAATAGCCTCTTCTCTCATTCCTGAGCCGCTTTGCGCCTCTTCGCGTCTCATTCCTTCAAATAAAATATAGGAAGAAAGCATGTCTAAGAAACCACCCATTCCCTATTCAAATAAAGAGGGGCCTCGTCGAGGCCCCTACAATACCACACCCAAGAAAACCCAAGCTACCGCTACCTTTATAATAATATGCTTGGATGGGGTCGATCCAGAGCATTCACATTACTGCCTGGCAACAAAGCGTATCTTCCCAACCCAAGCTCAAGCAGAGGAGTACATCAAGAACATCCATCCAATGAGAAAGCCCCTACTTGTCAAAGGCGATTGGATATCCTTCCGCATCCCAGATTAGGAGAAGAGAAGTGCCTCAGTTTGAAGTCACCATCGAACGCACAACTGTCCAAACCACCAAACTGTCTATCTCGGCTAAGGATGAAGATGAAGCCTCAGAAAAGGCAGATGCCTTGATATCCCAGCCAGGGTGGGCCACACCACCCAATATTGAGTGGGATCTTGAATATGAGACTGATGAAGTGACCACCATCTATGAAGAATAGAGGAGGCCATCAAGGAGGCCATCAAGGAGGCCATCGACAACCAACTAAACAAGAGCGGAAACAGATAGGAGTGGGAGTGATAATACTGGTGTTTGTCATAGTCATCTATAAACTACTCGTCTGCATGGTTTGACCATCAAAAGGTGGGCATGTATCCAAGGATATGTAGTCCTTGGGTACATTCTCATATATTTATTTATACACTCCAAACATCCTTGTTGACACACACATCAAATTTTGATATAATGCAAGGCACAGTGCAAAGCACAGCGAGGTGCAAAGCACAGCGCAAGGCACAGCAAGAGAGAAGGAGCACACGAATGGACCCTAAAACGGCCCCTCAAAACCATATACAGGTTTGGGAAAATCACGCAGGAGGACCTGTCAATCTAACGCCAGGCCAAGGAGGCATATATCGCTATGTCTCTTATATCAATGCTGAGAATGATACAGGCATATATGGATACGGCAACACCGAGGCCGAAGCCATGGAGGATTACATCCGTAACATGGCTGAACAGATATGCAACGGCTGCACAGTGGATGATTGCTCTGATCATGACTGCGTACTTGCAGAGCCTAATTTTTCAAACTTCCTTCGGCAGCACATGCCTGAAGATGACACCTCACACCGCGAATGGAGGGAGATCAATGGCCCAATCTCCTTCTGAATGAGGCCCTTGATTTAACGGAGGACAGTAATGGCACATTGGTTCAACGGTATCATCTGGGAGCAGGTGCACCCACAGGCTACTTTCGAAATGCTCGGATACATCCCCACCTTCCTCGATGTGGATAACCCACTTCTTGCAGCCCAACAGATTGATCGCAACTATGGGCATGGTGGTGGCTGGACTCCATTCGACGGCTTCATCCTTCTTGATGATCTTAATCTCAAGTATCCAGGAGATCCGCCAAACCGTCTCCTTTTCAAAGCTCATCTTCGAGATGAAAAGCTCTTTTTCTATGAACATTCGTGGTTTCGGATTGAGCAGCCAGATGGGACTTGGCAAGTCTGCCGCCTTGATTGATCCATCCCAGCCACCTAGCAAAGAGAGTACCAAAAGGAGCGAGCCACCCAATAAGGGCGAGCCACTCCAGTGAAGAGGACCAAGCCTGATGAGCAAGAAGATGCATCTATTAGAAGTGTTGGCTGCACATAATACCCGCACTATTCCTGATAGAGTGTGTGGTAGCTGCACGCTGTGTTGTAAAGTGGTCTCTGTATATGAGATTAATAAACCGAAGGGAGTGTGGTGTAGGTTCTCTCGCTCTCATAAGGGCTGTGACCTGTATCCTAATCACCCACTCTCTTGTGAGGCTTGGTCATGTGCATGGTTAGCCTCCGATCTAGCGGAGAACCTTAGACCGGATAAGTGTCATGTTGTCGTAGATATCATGCCAGATACTGTTATAGTAACAGACAATGACACTGGTAAGACAATACACATTAAAGCTCCTCAGCTCTGGCTTGATGAGAAATACCCTCTTGCCTGGAAAGAGGAGCCTGTAAAGTCCTTTGTAATCTCAACCCTTAAAAACACAGGAGCCATTCTACTTCGTCGCTGGAAAGACGAGCTTGATGCTTGTGTCCTTCTTACCCCAGATGGCGTTCTAGTAGAGATAAATGCAGGGTCTAAACCCTCCACCAACCCAGAAGAATGGGAGCAACGCAAGCGCCCTAACCTCGAAGTCGTCTCTTTTATGCGGTCTTTAAGACCGACTCCTTTACACCAACCCAATCCTATCACCGAGGAGGAAACATAATGCAATCCTTCTAATGACCTGCCTGCCTTAGACCTGCCTGCCTTGTGAAGCAATGCCAAGGTGCTGGTCGCTCTATTGCAACCCTAGTGAGGACTCGTGGATACGTGGTGCAAGTAGTCCCCTTGCCAAGTCTTCAGGCCTCGCCTGCTTGGACTTGTTCTTCCCCTTCCAAAAGGGAAGGAGCCCGTAGGGCGCTCGCCGCCTTCATCACTATATTGGGACAGCAGCAGCTGTTGAACCCTTCCAGAAGGTTTATCACTTTTCCAGCGAGGAGTTCTGCTCCTCGCTGC